TTTATTGCATTGATGATTTCTTCAGCCTCATCTTCTCTTATATCATAAGAAAAGCCCACTGTAACTCCTTTCAGTTTATCTGTCATCACTCATCCCCCGTTTCCCCCGCATTACGCAGGGCAGTTTCAATCTTATCAATAGGAACAACTTTTTTCAGTTCTTTAATCATTTCCTGACGCTCGGATTCGAGTAGCCTTACTCGATCTTCAAGTGAGGCTACTTTGTCATGTACCGATTTTGGGTTCATCATGATTCCTCCGTTAGTTTAGATTCGATTCGGGTTAATACATCTTTTATCGCTTGTGTAATTGGTCCCCATAGATGAATGAGCAACTCTTCCTCCACCACCTCATGTGCTACGGTATAGGCGTATTTATTAAATGCCTTACGAGTTTTATCTTTCTCATCATTGGTTAAAACTCGCCAATAAGGGATGTTTTCTTCAAAAAATATTTCACTCATATGTCCTCGCTGTTAAAGTTGTTTGTTATATCGGCAAACTATCAGAAACCCAATCATAAGCACAACCGCAATTATGTAAGCTGCTAAATTAATCCAGTCAATCACACCCATCACTCATTCCTCCGTGTATATTTAAGATTACAGGGCCGGGGTTTGATACCCGGACCTTGCCGAAGTACTATCGAACCAGCCGGTCAAGTAGCTATTCTCGCAACAGCGTCTACTTTCCGCCTTGCCGGGTGTCCTTACTTAGACCATATATGCCTCCCGACAGACGCTTCCGCCACCCTGTAATCATTATTCTATTCCTCCGTTACCAATGATACTTTTGTTTGCATTTTTTCAGTTCCAACAAAATCGAGATAGCCATTTTTAATGCCAATATCAGTTACAGAGTGACCATCCCATTTTTCTGTTATGATCCTTTCTGCTGGCCCGTTCCCTCCGCCCCACGTAACAAACACTTTAGTCCCAATCGGCAGGTTGTCGACTTCTTCTTGTGTAAGATATTCCATCACTCATCCTCCGTTTCCCCCGCATTACGCAGGGCTTGTTTGATTTGCTGTAAAACATCATCTCGAACCCATAGCTTTGTTCCCATATCTTCCCCATAGGTTCCAAATTGCTCTTTGGGAAGAGTCTTGAGCCATGTTTGAGCCTCCCTCAGCGCATCTATCATTTCCCTACGCTCTGATTCGAGGTGCTTTACCCTACTTGACAGATGCTCAATTACGGTTACTTCTTTTTCAACTTCCGGCTTCTTCATTCCTCTACATCACAGATTTGCATAATTTCATCGACAAGAATCTCCTCACCACCTTTATAGACTTTTACCAAACTCATCAACTGCTCCCTTTTCGTTGGTTGGGAGTGGCGGACGTGTTCACAGTATATAAAGCCCCTTCGTTCAGTTTCAATTATGTGCCGCCCGGACACCGAAAACCCGATGTATCTCCCATGTCCAAGCTTCTTAGACTTATCAGCATAACCATCCACCTCATCCCCGTTCATGGGGGGTGCCTCAAGATCTGGTTCGACATGATGACACATCACAACCGAACCCCCAATCAAGACATAGTGGCTACCGATTTTGCTATGTGGATTAATGTAGGTTCCCCTTCTCCCACTATCCACAATTACTGGACGTCCTAATTTCAGTTCAATTTTACTCATATGTATTTTTCATTAAGTTTAATTGTGGTTTCTGTTATATCTAAAAGTTCGTGTTCTTCCTCTGTTTTATCCACATAAACAATAATTACTGAAAAATCCTGGAGTTCTTCAATATCATAATGGTTTATTTCGTCTTGCAGGGATTCCGCAGAATAGTGAATTTGCGTAGGATCATATGATGATAAAAGTATATATAAAAGAATTTTTTTATTTTCCATGAGTTTTAGTTTCACTCCGCGTAAATATACGGTATTCGTTAAGTATAAACCTCCTTATCATCTCGGACTTTGTTACTTGGTTATATTCTGCCATCCTTGCTATCATCTCCATTACTTCGGGTGGCAGTGTTATCGTTAGATTATCGGGTCTTGTGTCTCCCATGTTAGCTCCAGTTTTCCATTCAACTTTGATTATCTAATAACTCCTTTTTATTTACTGTAAAATAAGAGGGGGGTAAAGGTAAATGCTCTGTTTTATAACAAACCCATATCCTACCCAGCCATAAAAGTTTTAGCCTTTCCCATAGACTTAACCCTTGACATAAAACAATATGGCCCTCCCTATCATCCGCTTTATAGACGGGGGTAGGAAAAACTGAGGGGTCACCGGATTGATCATAGATATGATTACTTTCTCTAAATTCTATGGGTTTCATAATTATTCTCTTATATCTTTAAATTTTGTTTTTGGATAATATGGACCGTGGTCAGAAGAAATTTCCCCCCCACCTAACCGTATTCTTCTTGTCTCACCACAATAACAACACCGTTGATGTTGTTGGGGAGGGTTAGATACTAATTGGCCTCCAATATTATGCCAACAATGATATGGGTTATTACCCCTTAATTTACAAGAATCCTTACTCATAGTTAAGCCTTTTATTTTGTTATTTAAATATAATTTAATATCAAGATTTCTTTAAAATACATTAACTATTCTCTCCACAAACAAGTACTTCTATTATATATAACTTTTAGCATTATCATTTTTCTTCCGACCATAAATTAAAGATGCAGAGCCGGGATTCGATACCCGGAAGTTCTGCCCGCGTAGAAACCATGTGATCAACCACGATTTAGAACCTCGCCTACAAGCATTACTTATCACTGTCGGACTCTAACAGCGCTTCTGCCACTCTACATCTAATAAAAAAAGAACTTAATTTTTATATCATAAATTAAGGATGAAGAGCCGGGATTCGAACCCGGGAAGGTTGCCATCTTTGAAAGAATCAATTAGCTTTCGCCACTCTCCTCATCCATTTTTATTTTTCACAATCACTAAATCAAAGAACGTGGTATTATAAAAGGATGTAGAGTATATGAGGCCCTTTAAAACCCGGTGGTCGTTGCCGATTCACCCCTCTACATCCAGTAAATCAAAAAAATAATTAAGAAATAATATGTGCAGGGTTAATCTCAACCGCCGTCTCAATTTCAATTAATCATAACCCTGCACAATAATCAAAAAACTAAGTTTTATAAGAAGTTTCTTTAATCCATTCTTGAATCTCAGACTTAGAAAGCTCATTCAAATCTTCAGCCTGTTTTTCTAATTCTAATTCCTCCCTATCTTTATTATCCATATTCTGCTTAATATCCTGATAATCATTCAATAAGGTAGCATTTTCTATACATAACATATAAGCTTGATGGAGGAGAATAGACACCTTATTCTTAACGTTAGCACTCTCATGCTCTGATACAATTTCGGTAATCTGTTTTAAAACCTCCATTAATTCAATTCTATTTTTATTTAAATCTTTAATCATTAAGTTATTGGTTTTCTATAAAAGTTTCAACTAATTTACTTTTAAAAGAGGGGGAGTCTACCTCCTCAATATCAAAAATATTTCCTTCAAAAAGAATTCTATCATAAAAATCTATAGCGTCCTCAAGATCAATTCTTTTTAAATCCTCATCTAAAACCTTTAACCGGTTAGTACCGATAAAAAAAAGTTGTTCTTCTCGGTTTTTTAATTGTTTGAATATAACAATCTTTTTTGACACTTTTACTAGCTCTGTCATATCTAAATACTCATTTTCAGAAAAGAATTGTCTTATTTCTAGGGTTTTTATACTCTTATCAGCCATTAATCCTCTTTTATTAGAAAATACATAATTATCATTATTAACATCAACAACATGTTTGAAGCATCGAAGTCAAGCATTATGGTTTTTTTATGAGGTTATTAAAATTCAAAATTGATTGAATTTTTTATAAAATAACAACAAAAATCTCTATAATTTCATGTTCTTAAAATTTTTTACAAAATTATTTTTTATCAAGGAAATTCAATTCTAAATATAAAACCGGTTTAAATTGAATTTATAATTCTCAAATTTTTTAACCCAAAGACACAAAGATAAAATTTAGTTTTTATCAAATATAATTTTTGATTATTATATATTCTCAACTCCTTGAATAACAACTCATTAAATGAAATCCTGCATGAAAAAAATAGGAATAAAGAATCTGAGAAATGAGTATTTAGATATAAATGAAAAAGAGAGCATCATATTAGTCATAATAAACAACCACATTTTAAAAGGAAAAAATATAGAAGTACACAATCTAATGGAGATATCTGGAACTAAAAATGTAGATGCTCTAAATAGAAGTATAGAATCTTTAATAGATAATAACATAATCAGAGTAGAGGACATAAAAGATAGAGAGGTTCAATGGGTGAATACCAGAAGATTAAAATTAATGAAACCGAGATTAATACCAAAAGCTAAGCATAATTTAGCATTTGAATTAGATTACGTAGAAAGTGATGATAAATCCTTAAGACTAAAGATAATAACTGAAAAGGGGTATACCTTCTTATATTCAAACAAAACTGAAAAGATAAAAGATAAATCCATAGAAGATGAAGTAGATAAAGAATTATCTAAAGTCAAAAGGAGAAAAAGTAATAGAAAACCTAAAAGAAGTCATATAAATATTAGAAAAGAATACTTCATATTCAGAGAACAATACCATCGAAAAGATCTAATAGAGACCAAGAATATAAAAGATCAATTACCAACAAAAAAACTACCATTATATAAAGAACCTCATTGTTTTATAGGAGGAATATTTTGATAAAAATACCCGATGATATAGTAAGGTGGATGCCTAATTTAGAATTAGAAGAGTTAAAGTTATTCCTTGTTATAAGTAGATATACTAGTACCGGAGAAGACATCCCGTTTCATAAGATACCTACCATTACTGGATTTGAAGATCCAGATGATATTAATAGAGGAATAAAGGGTTTGATTGATAAGGAATTAATATCTTTAGAAACTACATCTGGGGATAAAATCTATTGGTTGGACACGGAGCTAGCCAGGGCTAAGGATAAGCATTTCTTTAGTAAGATTAAACCACTCTACTTTCAACAATCAAAGGAGATTCAAAAAGCTAATGGTCCTATAGCTTTTGATTTGATAGTAAAAAACTTAATGAATAAAGCCCATTCAAAGATAAAGCGAGATCCGGAAGAAAGCTCAATTAAGTTTTTAAAAAAAAGTACCAAAAAAAATGTATTGTATAAATATTATTATTATTATATATATATCTTTAAACCTAATGAGGATTATACCTTTATGTTTGGTAATGAAAACCATATTACCAAACATAAGTCGCGGGCGGCCGCCCGCGAGGAAAGCTTTACATTATTTTCTTTCTTATATACATCTATAGATAAAGAAAACTATGATAGCCCTAAAGAAAACGAGAACATATCAAATGAAGGATCCCGCCGAAATCCGCATTATTTTATCTCTTTCTATAAAACTTTAGATAAGAAGATTCGTAAAAATAAAGCTAAAATCCTTGTAAGTCATTTTACAGATCACTTATACTCCCTTAGTGATGGGAAATTATCTCTTAAAAAGAAATGGTCAACCAAACAGAACTCTATCATGGGTCGATTATTAAAAGATTACCCGGAGATTGACTTTAATGAATGGAAAGAGATTATTGATTTCTTTATGGAAGATGATTTTTGGCAAGATAAAATCACTAACCTACTCCAAATAGAAAATCATCTACAAAAATATCAGATAAAAAAATCTAAGAAGAAGAAATCAAAACGTAAAAAACGTAAAAACCCTACGGTTATAAAATAAATTAAGTGAACCAAAAAGATTTGATTATCTATGAGCTATGTTAATAAAACCTTTCCAAAATAATTTATAGATCAATGGATACTAAGTCTTTCAAAAATATAATGTCTAAATGGGGTTTTAATGAAAAATTAGTTAGAGAACAAAATCCTTGGGACCAAGATTTTATTTCTCTAAAAGTAACTAAGTTTTTAAATTCCTATGTTACAGAGTTTCCTAATAAAGGGAACATAACCATACTTAGTTCCCCTAAGCTATCTCAATACTTAATATCCAATATCATATTCCAACTCTACATTCAAAATAAAATCTTTAATCAAATTTTTCATCTTGATGTTCCGACATACATCGTAGATCAATTCCATGGCGGTCTTCAAGGAGATCAACAAGAACAACAGATAAAAGTAAAAAAAGGTCTTAAAGAAAGTGACTTAGTAGTTTTTGAAGAGATAGCTCTTAATAAATGGACAGATAATCAACAACTAAGGCTCTATGGATTAGTAAATCAAAGGTATCAATACAAAAAACCTTGTATTTTTACCTCTTCAGAAAACCAAGAATCTACCGAAGAAGCTCTAAAGGATGCTCTGTATTATAGGATTTCCGAGAATTGCACTTACGTCGATTTAAATGATTTAGATTAATATGACATTAAAACCCCCGCCTCAAAACCTTGAAGCTGAAAAAAGCGTTTTAGGGTTTTGTTTAAAAGATCAAGAAAGTTTAAGTACTGCTCTATATAGGCTATCAGATGACGATTTTAATTCTAATATCCATAAAGTTATCTTTAATAACATAAAAGTTATTTTTGAACAAGGTAAATTAGTTTCAACCACTACGCTCACCGATTTATTAAAAGCTAATAAAAATCTAGATGAGATCGGGGGGTTATCTTACCTATACGAATTAACTGAAAAAGCCCATTCTAAGATTGAATTTAAATCAGATTTAGATATCCTTGAAGATAAAAGAATTAAAAGGGGGGTTATTACCGCAGCTCAATCCATTGTTAACGAAGCTTATGCAGACTCAAGGGATGCCCCGGATATATTAAAATCGGGTTTTGAACAACTATGGAAAACTTCCCCCATTAACTCTACGGGAGTTGATATCATTAGTTCTGGTAGGATTTATGATGAAAGAAAGAAAGGCTTATCAAAAAAAGATAATAAATCGATATTCTCTTATTATAAATCTATCGATGAATTATTGGTTAGGGGTTTTCAAACAAAAGAAATTTCTGTTTTAGCAGGAAGGCCCGGACAAGGTAAAAGCTCAGTTAAATCAAATCTTATCAAAAATCAACTTGAAGAGGGTATATGCGTAGTTAACTTTGCCCCAGAACAAACCTTTGAAGTTGAACAGGCTAGAATTGAAGCCTTAGAAACACAAGTTCCCTTGGGAGAAATATTAACTGCCCATCAATGGAAGAAAGGGGACTATAGGATTAAATTAATCAGAGAAGCTAATCAAAAAATTGATGATAAGTATAATTACCATATTATCCCTACAAGAAAAATAGAAACTTCTGATGTTAGGACAGTATTATATCGTATAGGGCAAACTCAAAACATTGATATCATATATATAGATCTTTTCGATAAACTATCAGATGTAGCGGTGGTTAATAACAAAGCCCAGACAGTAGCCAGTAAACTTAATGTAATGAATCAAATTGCTGAAGAGTTTGATTGTCATGTATGTCTTTTAGTTCAAATATCTAGAGAAGTTGAAAAGAGATCAGATAAAAGGCCTAGAATAAGTGATATTAAAGATGCTGGAGCTTACGAAGAAGCAGCTCGTTTAATAATGATGTTATATCGGGAGAAATATTATAACCCTGATTCTTTAAATAGTTCTATTGAGTTTATTGTCGGAAAGAACAGCAATGGACCCACTGATACCATTGAGATGGATTTTGATTTAAATACACTATCACTAGACGAAAAAGAAACCGGTTTAGGAGGTTTAGCTTGAAAAACTATTATGAAAACGGCACATTTGTAAGTTTATATGACAACTTATTAAATGATATAAGATTCAAAGGACAGTTGGTAGGTAAAACTAGGGAATTAATGAACACCCAAATATGCCTTACAGACCCCCGTTACGGTATATTACCTTACGATAAAAATTGGAGATGGGCTTTTCAAGAACTATTAGACAGAATGTCATATACATATGGCTATAAACAACTATCAAACCCTGGAAGGGCTTTTATTTACAGACCTAGATGGGAAAAGAAATTACAAAAAGAGGGTGGTAAGTTCCATTATTCCTATGGTGAGATGTTTAATAATCAGTTAGAGGAAGTTTATAAAGAATTAAAATCTAATAAATCCTCTAGAGAAGCTGTTATTACTCTATGGACTCCAAAATACCTAATAAATAAGAAGCAATACTTAAGAAGACCGTGTACATTAAATTTTCATTTCATAATCAGGGATAAAAAACTCCACTGTTTTGTTTCTATGAGGTCTAATGACGTCATCAATCTTTTACCCTATGACGTCTTTCACCACTCATTCATACAACGTTGGTTAGCATATAGATTAGATTTAGATTTAGGCCATTATTATCATTCCTCCACCCATTCTTATTATCCTAAGAAAAGAGAAGCTGAGGGTCGGAATTACTTTGATAAGTTTTTTGGGGAACTAGGTGATAGTATGTCAAAGTTAGATTACTTAAATCATGTCCCTTTATCTTTGGGCCAGAGTCTTGATTACGATTTTAAAAAGATATATAAAAATTATAATGACCTTGAAAACATTAAAGACGACATAGACTCCCCTTTCTTAAATGCTTTAATCAATTATATTTTAGATCCTAAAGAAAATACTTATTTACTGTGAGAGTGCTGGATTAGTTAATGTAATATGAAAAATTTTATTTGTATATTATAATATAATTATATATTATATTTGTATCAATTCCATATAAACTAAACTAATAAAGATTATGGATGAAAAATCAGCTCAAGACTTAGCTCACAGATATCACAACGGTGATTCTCAAGCCTTTGATATTTTGTTTAATAAAACCGTTGGTATGGTTAAAGTAAATAAATACTATGATCCTACGGGGGCAAGAACTAAAGAGGATTTTATTCAAGCTACTCGAATTGGGTTATATAAAGCTCTGGGTACTTGGGAAAAAGATAAAGGTTCTACTCTTATATCCTGGATAAGGAATCAAATGACTCAATATTTGATAAGAGAAATAAAATCTATCCAAAGATCTTCTCATACTAAGATGGGTACTCCGATGAGTATTGATGGGCCCTCTACCTTCGATGGGGAAGAAACAAAATATACAATAGAAGAGGTTTATTATCAAGAGTTCTTAGACTCAGGTATTTATCAACAAGAGTTTGATCAGGATTTATATACAAAAATTTGTGTTGAAGTACAAGAAAGAATTAAGAACAGAAGAAGAGTTAATAGAGTTTTTGAATTAAAAATGGCATTCCCAGAAATGACAAGAAGTACTATATCTAAAATCACTGGGTATTCTAAGCCAAGTATCTCCATCTATTTTGATATAATAAATAAAGCTATAAGGGAGGTCTCTAAAAAATATAGTCCTTACTATGATAACCTTTGAAATACATAATGCTTATACAGAAGTAAAAGCCTCTGAAGAAATTTTAGATATGATTAGGGAGTGGTGTGTACTAGAGTATGAGTTTTATGGCATGGATTGGTCCACCAGACCTCCTCGTAGAAAAATTCAAAAAGGATATGTTACATATTTTACACAGGATAATAAATTTCCTAGCGGATGGACCGGGAAGTTTTATCATATTATATCTAATAGCTTGGGTATTGAAGTAAATATTAAAGACAAAAGAAATAGTCCAAAGACTTCTGAAGCCAATATTTTGTCCATAAAAGATGACTTCGAATTAAGGGGTTATCAAAAAGAGGCTTTTGAAAAAGCTGTTAAAAAGAAAAGAGGTATCTTAAATCATGCTACGGGTTCTGGTAAAACCCCTTTAGCAGGGTATATCTTAGCTAAACTTGGTTATAATTCTTTATATATTGTCCCAGACATCACACTATTAAATCAAGCCATAGGGGATTTCATAAATGATGTAGGTATTGACCCCCAATACATAGGTAAAATTGGGGATAAGGTCTATGATCCTAAACAGATCACGGTATGCACGGTTCAAAGTGCTTGGTCATTAATTAAACAAAATAACCTAATATTCAAAGAATTTTTAGATAGTATTGATGTTTTGTTTTTTGATGAGGCTCATCATATCAAAATGGATAATAAAGGCCGGCCGAAAAATAGTTACTTTTTTATATCTATGGCAGTAGATGCTTTTTATCGATTTGGTTTAACAGCTACACCGGGTAGCAAAGACTCTTTAGATAGAAATACGCTAGAAGGAGCAACTGGAAGGGTTATTGATATAGTTAGTAGTTCTTTCTTAATTAAGAATGGTTATTTAACCAAACCTTATATATGGATGGTCAGATCACCGGCTAAAAAAATATCTGACTGGAAAACTACTTATGACCATAACATTATTGAAAATAATTATAGGAATGAGGTTATTAGTAGACTTTCTATGTATCTAGCTAGTAAAGGATTGAGTGTCCTTGTATCTATTAATCTTGTTAAAAAACACGGAGTTCCTTTAAATGATATGACTGAGGGTTCAAAGTTATTAACCGGGGAAACTCCTAACAGAGTAGAGATATTAGATCAATTTAAAAACAAAGAGTTTAACATACTATTCACTACTTTAGTAAAAGAAGGAGTTAATATCCCCACCATGGACGTACTAATATATGGAGCGGGGGGTAAATCTGATAAAAAATCTATTCAACAGACTGGTAGAGTTTTAAGAGTAAGTGATGGTAAAAAGGTAGCTATCATGATTGATTTTTTTGATGATGACGAAAGAGGGATGTTAATTAAACATTCTAGGAAGAGAAAAAAGGTTTATGAGTCCGAAGAGGAATTTGAGTTCATGGGTATTGTTAATATAGAAGAACAAGGTTTTGATTTTTTAAGAGAAATAATAAAGAAGATCGAGGAATAATATGGAAATAGAAAAACCCAAAACATTCCCGTTTACTGATAATAAAAAACATATTATCAAGACGGTTTATATTCCTGCTAGAGAAATTAACTTGTTTAGGATTATAGAAGTTTTATGGAAAACTCAATACGGAAATTTTAATCTTTCTGAGTTTTTACGTTTTTGTGCTAAAGAGTATATTAATAATTTATCAAAAGAAGATAAAAAAACTTTTGAAGAATGTGCTCTTAAATTATCAAAAATCAATAGTCCTTCTACCTCTAACTATGTAGAAAAGTTTTTAAAAGATAACCCTAAAAAATAAATACTATGGCTAATAAGAGTTTAAGTAACCCGAGTAATATTACTTATGAAGATTTTGAGTTTTTAATAAAAAGCCCACACATAGAAACTGAGGAGCTAACAAACATATTAGAAAAAGAAGTGGGTATAGAGATCAACCAAGACTTAGAACGAGATGAGATATTAGATCAAGTATGGAATAAATTTCAAGAAGCTTTAACAGCATATAATCAAGAAAAGAAAAAACACATACAAGATGAAAAGTTGATTAAGAGAAATAATAAATCAAAATCTTCGTCTAAAGGAGGTAAACAATCCAGAAAACAATTTATAATCGGGTTGATAAGGGAAGGTAAGTATAACAAAGAACAAATCATTCGTATAGTATCGGATGAGTATAATTATGCACAAGAAGGTAAAACCCCCAACACTAGAATCTCTAAAGTAATAAAAGAACTAAAAGATAATAATTACTTACACCAATCAGCTGATGGGGTCTTATCAATAAAACAATAAACTGGTAAAAAATATGATGATAATCATAGAAGGGGTCGATTGTTCAGGTAAAACGACTTTTGCTAATAAACTTTTAAGAGAATTAAATAATTCGTTTTTAATTCGTAGAGGTGATATCCCGCGGTCTTCTGATCAATCTGAGATAGGTAGATTAAAGAGATCATACAAAACAGTATATGATCTTTATAAAAAAACAATAAGACTTAATAGGTCTCACTTAATCGTAGAGAGGTTTTATCCCTCAGAGATGGTGTATTCTTTAGTAAAAAGGAATTATGAAGGATTTGAAGATCGATTTTATGAGTCTTTTGAAAATGAGATAGTAGAAGAACTTGGTGAAGAAGTTTTAATAATCTATGTCTTTTCAGACAATCATACTTTAAATGAGCGTCTATCTTCTAGAGGCGATGATTATATAAATAAAGAAGATATTTTTTATCTAAATCAAAGGTATTTAAAGTTCCTAGAAAATACTAAAGTAAATGTTTTTTCGGTTAATGGGGATGATAAATATTTTAACAATGCAATCAATTTTATAAAACTAAAAATAAATGAGGCTTAATATATGAATATCCAAGATGTAGTAGATGTACCAGATTCAATGCAATTCCTTAGAGATATTTTTAAAACTCAAGAGGATCTAGCAATTAAGTATAAAGATATTGAAGGTATACCAGATTGGCCCTTTGATATTAATAACTATGAGCACCAAGCTTGGATAAAAGATTTTCTTTGGAGGTCTACTGAAGAAGTTGCTGAGGCTTTAGAGGCTTTAGAACTGGGACATAAAGAGCATTACCTAGAAGAATTATCTGATGCTCTACATTTTATTGTTGAGGCTTTAATCTTAGCTGGGGTAGATTCTAAACACCGCTTTTCAAATTTAGAAGAAATGGTTAATAACATAAAAGGTACTATAACTGAAAAGTCTACTGACCATTCTATTAACGAAGGTAGTTTAGATTACATTAAACACCTGGGGTTAGTAGGTAACACCCTCAAGAATAAGAAATGGAAGAAAACCCAGGTCTTAACCGATTATAATAAATTCGAACATATTGCTAATAAGTCTTTCACAAAACTAATTGTTCTTTTTGTAATATCTGGATGTGAAGCTAAGGATATATATGAACTATACTATAAAAAATCTCAAGTAAATAAATTCCGTCAAAATACGAACTATTAATATGGAAAATTTTCCTAATATTTGGATATTGATTCTAGGGTTTTTATATCTGGGAGGGTTTGTATATTTCTTACCTATCTTTATGTCCATTAGGCCTTCAATCGTTAAAGATACTAAGTTTTTAATGGGTTACCCTAAGGCCTCTAAAACAGTTTTCTTTGTATTTTCTATATTTTGGTTTGTTATAATTATCTCTATAACTATAAGTATGACTAAAGCCGCCATTAAAAACTTGATAGACTATGAATAAAAAAGTTAAATTCTTATATTTAGAGGTTGGAGATCTATTCAAATTTAACTGTTTAGAGTGGGTAAAAACATCCAGTAGAATATGTGGTTGGGATGAATTAAAAAAGATAAATAACGAAAGGATAGAGAATAATGAAAATCTTAAAAATGCTTTAGGGGTCTTTAATAATAAAGGTAATCGAGCCTATATCGGCCCCACAAGAGATGTAGAAAAAATAGAGCTAGATTCAACTGCAGAGCTTTTTTATAAATCTAGTAATATAGAAAAAACCCTTAATATGTTTTGTAAGGAGGTGGGTATATCTGAAGAAGAGATGAAGTCTAAAAAGAGAGATGAAAAATTGGTTGAACTAAGAAAACAGTTTTATCAACATGCTAAAAGACAAGGTTTTTCTACCAATAAAATAGGACAGGCCTTAAATAGATCACACTCTACCGTTTGTTATTATAATAAACCAAAGCTATGAGATGGAAGAAAAAATAAAAGATTGGGTTTTAAGTTTCGAAGAACAATTAATCATTAAAGATAAAAAGGAAATCATAGAGCCTTTCACTGTCAACGTTAAAAAACAAATTATCTTAAATAGATTAACAAAACCTCATGCTGAATTAATCTCTGATAATATATTAAAGTCGGTAGTTGGCAATCTTTTATGGCATGAGCTAGAAACCTTCTCGAAGGCAGTACACCATAACCTACTAAACAGGAGAAATTAAAATGTTTTTACAAATAGACGGAGATAATCTAGTAGAGTTATGGTTTAATAGCCTTGCTCACCTAGCTACATCTGAAAGATCAGTATATTATAACCCCTCTGTTTATTGTCGAAAAGTCTTTGGTTACACTCACGGAGTACATTTCGAAAATAAGATCATGGAACAAGATTTTTATAGGTACTCTGGTTATGATAAGGATATGAAGTTGGCTTCCCTAAGGACTTCTTATTATTCAGATAAAGTTAAAAAACAACATGATGTTTTAACTTCCATTATAAGAAAATTACAACCCCGTCAGTCAAGGGGGTTAATTTCTTTTTCTGAACCAGCTTTTGATGATTCCTCTAGGTTAAAATGCTTAGATTCATTATATATACAAAAGGAATCTATGACTAAGTATGAGGCTTTGATCATCTTTAGAGCTACTGAGATATATCCAAAGATGTTTATGGATTTAGTCTTCTTAGAGGAAATACTTAATCGTTTTGCTAAAGAAAAGGTTTATTGTACTAATTTCTCTATATTCATAACATCAGGTTTTATCAATATGTTTAATGCCCCCTTGTGTGCTATGTTCTTAAGGAAATATGGGATATCTTGTGGTTCTTGGAATAAAGCTTTTAAAGATTCTCTAAAAATATGGGATGATAAATTCGGTGACCCTAAATCTATTGATAGCATCACTATGACTTTCATTAAGAGGATTGTAAAAAGAACTCATAGGATCATGGAAGAAGACGGAGTAGATGTTCCTATATTATTAAAAAACTAAAAAGATAAAAATTATGACTGAGTTTTATGCTAAATTTTACCCCGATACTTTAAGAATTTCTGTCAGAGAAAAGAAAACTGAAACTTCTGTTTTCGAAGGGGATAATGTATATGGACCTATTGAAGCAGATAGTTCATTAGAAGCAGCCAAGAAAGCTAAAGATTTCTTCACTGAAAAAATGAAATAGGAAGATAAAATATAACTTTAAAAAAGAGGATAATATAATGAGGATATTTAGTAAATGTTCAGAAGCAGTAAGGGAAGTAGAAAGGGATTTGTGGGAATTGGGTACTACCGTTAAACCTCACACCATGCAAGATAAATATGTAAAAGGGGACGAAGATTATTATACTAAAGAAATGCAATCTTATAGTTTTATGGTAACTAACCCCGATGATGAAAATTCTTTTTTAAGTTATTTATTTGAAGATGATTATCAAAGAATGTTAGAATGGGCTTTAGCTGATTTTAAAGAAAGAACTAGCGCTAGATTAATAAACCCGGGAGAGGCTTGGAAACTAAGATCAGAAGTATGGGAAGAGTTTATCCACGATGGGCGTTTTCATTATACTTACAATGAGAGGATAAGAACCCAATTAACAAGGATAATAGAAGAGCTCAAGAAAAATTCTCCTACCCGTCAAGCAATCATTAGCATCCATAATAACACAATTGATCTTCAAAACATTGGAGGTAAAGGGCGTATACCTTGTAGCATGTTTTATAATTTTATGATAAGGGGTGATAAACTAAATTGCGTCTATACCATGAGGTCTTGTGACTTTTTAACTCATTTCCCTTTTGATAACTGGCATGCTATTCAGTTACAGAAATACATATCTTCTCAAATCGGAGTTCCTGTCGGTAATTATACTTATTTCTCTACATCACTCCATGCTTATTATAAGGATATGAAAACCAGAGGAATATTCTAATGGATAGTCAACTAACAGTAGGAGGAATTTGGGGCGGAGCTGGAGCTGGGTTATTAGGGGCTCAGGAAGCTGGTTTCCGCCCCATTTTTAATTATGATGATAGGAATTTCGTACACACAGATACTATAGAGAGAAACTTTAAAGATATTAAGTTTTTTAATGATATATCAAAGGTCCCTTTAAACCTATTATCTGCTAACTTAATTATAGGATCTCCTGATTGTAAAACATTCTCTAATCTTAGTACTAAAAAAGTAAAAGAGAATAGGGAAATAACCTCTAAAACGTTTAATAATGATTTTTGTAGATTTATAGATATTATGTGTAATCTAATTAAACCTAATGGTTTTATTCTGGAGAATGTGCCTAATATCACAAATCACTTAGATTTCCATAGCTATAATTATAATGGAGAACGTTATTTCAAAATTGAAGGAGTAAAAACAGGAGAAATATCACAATCTTTTAAAGGTTATTATATTCAAACAATTATACTAAACTCCTATGATTTTAATGTAGCACAAAAGAGGAAAAGATTCTTTTTGATTGGGTCCCAGTTACCAATATTACCTTTTAATCCATCCTCGTTATCTAATGATACTATGATAGCCTTAGAGCAAATGAGACATGGGAGTACGGTAGGCGAAGCTTTTGATGATATACCAGAGGGTGATTTTAATAATGAAAAACCAAAGCACTCCTCAATAAGAGAAAAAGGTTTTAAAAACTTAAAGCCAGGGAAATCTTATTATAATACTCAAAATAACAGAAGACTTTATTATGATAAACCCTCTTGGACCGTAGCATCAAGTTGCTCTAGGTTTGTACACCCATATGAACCTCGTACTCTATCAGTAAGAGAAACAGCCCGATTAATGGGATGGCCAGATACCTTTAAGTTCTATGGTACTTCCACTCAACAACTAGATCAGGTGGGGAAATCTATTGTTCCTCAAATAATAACAGCTATTAGTTTTTTCTTAAAAGAACAAATTTATAATAATGACCAGAGAAGAAAATCTAACTAAAGAATTTGATATACTAAAAGTAGTAAAAGATTACATAGAAGTAAAGAATAATAAGGCTGTTTGTCCATTCCATAAAGAAGACACCGCTTCTTTATCCATTAATGAAGACCTCGGGATTTTTAAATGTTTTGGAGCGGGCTGTGGGGTGGGAGGTAATGCTATTAAATTTGTTTCTCTAATAGAAAATATCACTTATACAAAAGCTTTAGAGAAATTAGCGAAAAGATTTAATAAACCTCGTTTAATAAAAAATATTGATAAAAAAGACGAATACTATACCGACATCATCAATATCAATAAAAGGCTGTCTTATATTTATCAAAAAATCCTATTCGAATCCCCAGAAGCTAAGGATGCTAGGGATTTCCTTAAAAAAAGAGAGATTTCTAAAGAAACAGCTAAAAAACTAGGTATAGGCTATGCCCCTAAAAACCCCTTTCACTTAAATAAATATGACTTTGATTCCACTCTATTGAAAAAAGCAAACATCCTTGTTACTAAAAATAATAAGGATGTAAGTTTTTTTAAAGATAGAATCATCTTCCCTATCTCTAAAGCAGAGGATATCGTTGGATTTATGGGCAGGACCCTATCAGATAATCCTAAAGTACCTAAATACCTAAATAGTAAAGAGGGAGATTGGTTTAAAAAGAAAGAGGTTATTTATGGATGGGATTTAAATAAATCTCGCATAAGAAAGAAAGCCAAGGTTGTTGTTGTTGAGGGTCAGTTTGATGTGGCACAATTAATTGAGAGAGAAATAAACCTCGGAATAGCGGTATCTGGGTCTTACTTTAATTCATTTCAAGCCTACCAAATTTCAAAAAGTATAAATCAAGCACTTATTTTTTGTGATGGTGACAAAGCAGGGTTTAAATTTGGTTTAAATGTGGGTCAGATGTTTTTATCCCATGGAGTAAAAACTAAGATTGTTTTTGAGATGAAGAAAGACCCTGATGATTTATTAAAAGAACACGGGAGTTTTAGTAAAGCTATAAAGAAAAGGACTTATAACTATCTATCTTTCCTCTATAAATTCTCAAAATCCTCTTCTAAGGATAATTTAAAAGAAGCCATAAAAAGACTTTCAACTATACAAGATAAGTTTACTAAAACTGATCAAATCAACCAACTCAGTAAATTATCAAATATCCCCTTAGAGGAACTTTACCATCTTTTAAATCGATTTCAAGTTAATCCTTATACATTTAATCGACCTCAAGAAACCAAGGAGGTAACAATCGAAGACAAACTCTTAGCTTCTCTTTTAGTATCTAAGGTTGAAATAACAGAGATTAAACATGATAAATTCTTAATATCTAGGTCCCCTAAAAGCTTTAGAGAGAAACTAATTAATCCCTTTTTAATATCTGAGGATGATAATCTAATCAACGATGATAGCTTTATACAATTAGTATCTAACTATAGTAAATATTCAAAGAAAGATAAAGAAAAATTATCTTTTGACTTATTTAATAAATATAAAATAAAATTGTTAAATCAATTGAAAGATGAGATTAAGATAGAATTAAAAGATCAAGCTAGTTCTGAGTTGATAGATAAATTAAATAAAGTGGATAATATGATAACTAAATTACAAGACGATGAGTGATACCTCACAGATATTAGAACTTGATACTTCTTTTTATAGTGGAAGATTAGATAGAGACTCTTATTATATAATAATGGCTGGGTTGGTATCAATGAGGGGGACCTGTAAAAAACAAAAGGTTGGTTGTGTATTAGTTAATAAAGGGAGAACAATATCAATGGGTTATAACTCCTCACACCCCAATACTCCTCATTGCACATTTGATCAGGATGGGTGTATCTTAAATAAAGATGGAAGGTGTAGAAAGACCTTACATTCTGAGGTCTCAGCTGTACTAGAGTTAAAAGATAACTATAAAGATAAAGGCTTCACTGCTTATATAACTCATCACCCTTGTAGTCATTGTTATCAAGTTTTATGTGGAGCAGGTTGTAATAGGATCGTTTACAGACACCCCCCTTATTACCCCAATGATGATGAGAATGAGATACTAAATAGATTGATCCGGGAGATCGGGGTGGTTCCTACTCAAGCAGTATTATCAAATGATAAAATAACCTTGAACATATGACTCTCCATAAACTAATACAGAAATTAAAAACCACTAGAGATTTAATTGATGAGTGGATAAAGACTTTAGAAGAAACAGACCAGACAGATTTAAGGAGGTTTTATAAAAAAGGAATAAAAGCTCCCGGTACTAGAGTCAGAGCCCTATTAAAAGATGTAAGAGATGAGGCTAATCTTATAAGGAAAGATATATTAAGACATAGAAAAGAAATGGATTTGTTTAAAGACACCGAGTCTTTTAAAGGTTATAGAAAATCAAAGAGAAAAGCTAATGGATAAAATATTACTAAGAGAAGCCGGTGTCGTAGATAATACCGGCGATATAATATATTTAGAAGCTTTGAAAAACCTACATGAAGACATTAAAGAAAAATTACCTATAGAAATACCTGCTGAAATTTTAGGAAAAGAAAAAACCTTCTCTATAGTAGGTTCAATAATAGAAGATAAAAAGCTCTATATATATGTCGAAGAAAATAAAAAAAGGTGAGATATCGTTACCTTTATCAAATTGCGATGATTGCCCCTTGTATTGTGAACAAAGCTATAATCCCCATAACTATTGGGGAGACCTAGACAATTGTGAGGTATTATTTGTTGGGGAAGCACCTGGTGGTCAAGAAAAGAGAATAGGGAAGGTATTTCAAGGAAGAGCCGGGAAATTATTACAAAAAACAATCCATGAGTTTGGGATTACAAATTTTGCCTTATGTAATACCGTAGCTTGTAGGCCAGAGAATATTGACCCCATATCGGGTCAAGTCAAAGATAGAAAGCCCAAAAAGAAAGAACAAAAACATTGTGCTGAAAACTTAGATGCTATAATACAGCACACTAAACCAAAGGCTATTGTCCTTTTAGGCACGGGCTCTTGTGAAAGATTTAAATTAAAAGGCGGTATTACAAAAAACCACGGTAGGGTAATCAATGATGAAACGTATGGAGTAAAATTACTCCCCATGTATCATCCAGCTTATATTATAAGAACACCTCAGTATAAAGAAGAATTTGATTATGACTTTAAGACTCTGAAAGGGATTTTATCAGGGAGCTATAAAACAAAAAAGATAAAAGGTAATTATACAGTATTAGACAACTTAGCTGATGTTAGATCTTTTGCTGAAAAAGCTATAGAAGCTAAACATTATTCTTTTGACGTTGAAACTACGGGTAATGTTTTTTGGAAACATCACTTATTGGGTATTGGTTTTTCTTTGAAACCAAAAACGGGGGTTTATATCCCCCTCATGGTTAAAAAAGATGATTCTTTATATGAAGAACCAAATGTTTCAAGTTTTGATGATGATTATTATAGTTATTGGGGAGATGAAGATGAAGAGGTTTTTAGATTAATTAAGATGGTGTTATTAGCTAAAAAACCCAAGAAGATAGCCCATAATATCAAATTTGATACAAAAATGTGTGAGTATCATTTTAATATTAGAATTCCCAATCTTTGGATGGATACTATGTTAGCCCATTATATCCTAGATGAGAATAAGAAGCATGGATTAAAAGTTGTAATTAATCAAAAATACCCAGAATACAGGGGTTACGATGAAGAATTAGATAAATATTTAACTAAGAAAAAAGAAGAAGAATCAACCTTCGGAGATATCCCTCTACCCGTATTAGGTAGATACTGTTGTATAGACTGTGATCTAACATTAAGATTAGCTAGAGATTTTTATAAAGAATTAACTCCCAATCTAAAGAGATTATTATTTCATTTCTATATGCCTTTAACAAGAGTATATGCTGATGCTGAAATGAGGGGAACAAAGATTGATGTACCTTACGTTAAAAATACAATCAAAGAATATGAAATTGAAGAAGCTAAGCATTTAAAAGAGGTATTTAAAGTTGCAGGTAAAGAATTCAATCTCAACTCTACCCCTCAACTTCAACAGGTTTTATATAAAGAATTAAAACTACCTGTAATGGGTTATACTGAAACCAGTCAACCATCTACCTCTGAAGGGGTATTAAAAGAGATACCCAAAAATTCAGAGAATATTAAGATTGTAAATCATATACTTGAATACAGGGGTTTTAATAAAGCTTTAACAACCTATCTCCGTCCTTTTATTGATAAAGTAGATTATAATGATCGTATCCACAATGATTTCCTGTTACATGGTACTGTAACAGGTAGAACCTCTTCAAAAAATCCCAATCTTCAAAATATCCCCAGGGAAAAGAAAATAAAAGGGATGTTTACAGCTGATCCAAATTATTACCCAGTAGAGATAGACTTTTCACAGGTTGAACTTAGAGTGATGAGTTATTACTCTCAGGACCCAGTTTTATTAAAAGTATATCAAGAAGGAGGGGATGTCCACCTTACTACAGCTTGTTTTATCTTTAAAAAGAAACCTCATGAAGTTACAAAATGGGAAAGAAAGAGAGCTAAGTTAGTAAACTTCGGCTTTATCTATGGGGGGTGTTTTCCTGAATTTTCTAAAGTATTAACCAATAAAGGATATAAATATATCCAAGACATTAAAAAAGGGGATAAGGTTATAAACTATAAAGGGGAATTCGAAGTTGAACAATTGCATAAAAACGGGGAAAGATTAGTTAAAGAATATACATTCTCTGATGGGTCTACTCTTACTTGTACGCCTAATCATGAAATTCAATCTGTATTAGGGTTTAAATCTATTGGGGATATAAAAATCGGTGAGCCCGTTATAAAAGTATATAACACCCAAGTTTTTGGGGAAGATAATAAATTACCTAAGGTTGATTTGGGGAATATGAAATATAAAAAGGTTGATTGGCAACCTCCAAAATACATGACTCAAGATTTAGCTACATTTATGGGAGCTTGGTTATCTGAGGGGTCGGTTAGATTACCACAACCACTCCGTAGAAATTTCTACCATGGTTTAAATATATGTCAAGGTTACACAAATAAAAGTGATAAATTTTGGGATAAAATAGTTGAAGTAAGTAAAAACATATTCCCAGAAGACCATATTACATTATCAGATAAAGATAAATACATACGCAGAAAAAATACTGAGGGTAAAAAGGTAATTAAAAAGGATCTACAGGGTAACCCAATACCTCGTAGTAGAACATTATATATAACCTCCATAATCATGTGTGAATGGTTTATGGAATTAATGGAAAAAGGTAATGATAGGTCACATAATAAATATATCCCCGATTGGATAAAAAATAGTCCAAAAGAATTTCAAAAAACCTTTTTACAAGCTATTTTTGAGGGGGATGGCTCTATTAGTACTAGAGGGGGGATTTCTTATAAATCAATGTCCCCCCGATTATTAAAGGACCTTCAAGAGATGTTAACTAATTGGGGTATAGTTAGTAAAATAAAGAAAAACAGATTACAAATCATAACTTATCACATTGATAAATTCTTACTAGATATAGGGTTTTTATATAAAAAGAAACATACAGCAAAAAATGGAAAAACTAAGGAGTATAATTTATCAATCATTAATGATAATCATTATATGACTAGGCTAGTTGAATCTAAAGAGATAGGAGTTAAAAAAGTATATGATTTAACAGTAAATGAAGAACCCTATTATACAGTAAATCACTTCTCAGTACATAATTCAGCAAAACGCGCTTTAGCTGGTATTAAGGAAAAATCGGGGGATGAAGACGACATACCCACTATTGAAGAAATGCAACATTTTCGTAGAGAGTTTTTCAAATTATATAAAGGAGTAGATCAATTTATCAAAAAGATTCATAGATTTATACAACAATATGGCTACGTAGAAAATTGTTTTGGTAGAATAAGGAGGTTACCTCAAATTTTATCTCCTGATGAGGATAAACAAGCCGAGGCTTTAAGGGAAGGCCTTAATGCTATTATTCAGAGTACAGCCTCAGATATCACTCAATTAGGGGCAATCAAAGCACATAAAATGTTGAGAAAGAAAAAAGCTAAATCACATTTCTTATTGAATGTACATGATGCTTTGATTTTTGAATTTCATAAAGATGAAATACATTTAGTAGGAGAGGTTAAAGAATTAATGGAATTAACTCCTAAGCCCTTTAATCTCCCATTGATTGCAGAGCCGGAAGTATTCTTAAAAAGATGGGGTTGGGATAATATTGAATATAACGTTCATCCAAAAACAATTAATTATAGACTCAAAATTCTAAGAGAAAAACAAACAAAAGAAACTATTTAATTTATATTAAAAATAAAATCTTATGAAATATTCTTTGGAATTTACTACATGTCTAAAAGGGGTTTATATTACTTATAATCCTTCATTTACTGAAGATGATAATTTTGCTGGGGTTAGAATTGAAATACCTAGAATAACTGACGGATTTAAAACCGAAGTAAGGCTTAAAAAACAAATAGCTTTTGGTATAGTGAGTACCCCTCAAACCCATAAAGATTTATTGATTGAAATTCTAAGAAAACATATTAATGAATTTTATGATAAAGTACTAATCCCCGAAATAACAATAGAGAAATGATGTCACAGAAAATTCAAAATATAACACTCAAACAACATAAATGAACGATGAAGAAAAAGACAAGATAATTATGTTAAGAAAAACAAAGAAGGTATGAGTAAAAAAGTAAACCTACTTATTGACGGAGATCATTTGTGCCACCGTCATCTTTATCAACCAGGACTAAGAACCTTACAGAACTCAAAAGGAGTACCGACTGGTCTCTCAATGGGGGTATTAGATCAACTAAATACTTTATTCTACTCCACTGTAGAACCCATTCAGTCAATCTATTTTGTTATGGGTGGGGGGTCTTGTAAATGGAGAAGAGAGATATATCCAGAATATAAATTTAAAGATGAAGAATCTCGCCAAAAATTTAAAGAAGTTCAATCTGGAGAACAATTCTCTAGTAGTGATATATTAAATGCTTCCCGTAAAATATTAAAAGAAACTCTCCCCGCGCTAGGTGTAAAATATATTGAATATCCTAATTATGAAGCTGATGAGATAGCTTATTTTTTCGGATATAGATTGAAACAGATCAATAGAGAAGTTTTAGCTATTAGTGATGATTTTGATTGGATACAATTATGTGACCATATAGATTGTACAGTTTATAGAGCTATTAAAGATGAGTATGTAAGTAAAAACTCTTTTAAGACTCAATTTGGTTTCCCTTTAGAGGGTATAAATCTCTATCAAGCTTTGATCGGGGGGCATGATAATATTAAAAAACCTTTAAATGGGTTTGGTGAAAAGAGTATAATTAAAATGCTCAATGAGTTAGATGAATTTAACCCTAAAGGAATTATTAAATGGGCAGAGAAACAAAAACCCGGTTCAAAAAAATCTGAGCTTAAAGAAGAGTCGGTTCAAAAACAACTCCACCAGAATATCAAATTGGTTGATTATAGAGAAGCCCCTTTAACTCCAGAGATAAAAGAGTTTGTTGATAACCATATTAAAAACAAAGAAAAAGCTAATCCTGATAAGATAGATTCATTATTAAAAAAGAATGAGTTCAGAAGTCTATATAAAAACCTAAATCTTAAGTATTTCATGGAATTAAGATAAGGATATCTAAAGAATTTTTACTTAAAATTTATATTAATAATACACCCCTCAATTAATATAAAAAATTATGAAAAATTTAACTTTTGAACCTGAAAATAGAGATACTTTTAAAAACTTTGATGAATTATCAAAGTTATATGAAAAGTATGAGTATTCTATAACAGATGAGATGGATTTCTCAGATATATCTTTAAATGAAGATGGGTCTTTTCAAGTACAAGGAGAATCCAAAAGAAGTACAGCTGGAGCACTTAAAGGACTTTGTAAAACTCTACGTATCCCAAATCCTTTTGCTTCTAGAATACCAATAGATCTTTTACAACGTAATATTGATCGTTTAGCGGAAGAGGCTTCGAGTAGAGCTAAAGTTATATACCGTAATGACGGTGCTATTGTTAATTTTGTAAAAGATGATTTTGTAGGTTTACCTCACGGTCAGTTGTTTGAACCTTTTAGGGAAGAATATAATATGGACGATAGATTGGGAGGATTAATAAGTGACTCTTGGGCAGCTATTATTATTAATCAAGGGGATGAAGGCCCATTCTCCGAGATTAAATTTGATGATAATGATAAATATGACGTGGGAGTATCAATACTCAACTCTCCCTCTGGGCATAAAACCACAATCGCTAATATCCTTTTGAACCGGCTTGTATGTTTGAATCAAATCCTAACTCCTTCAAATCTAGCTTCTGTAAAATGTAGACCTAAACCTAATAGAAAACTCGAGTCAGTTATCAACGGGTTTATTAAAAGGATAAAAGAAATGCACATAGATTCCCAGATGTTGGAATCTAAAGTAAAAGGATTAGACCGTAAACTTTCTGCAAAAGAATTAAAGTCAATATTTAATTCTATGAAGAAAATTACTCAAGACCCTGATTTTGTTGATGAGTATCTACTAGAAATAGATACAGATTATAGGAAATCAACTCTTACTGATCTTAAGAAATTTACTCAAGGGGAATTAGAAGAACTCCCAGAGCCGGATGTATCTTTATATAAAGTGTTTAATAATATCACTGAAAAAGCAAAAGACTTTGAACAAGAAGAGAAATACAAAATGGAATCTTTTGCAGGTAAATTGCTATTAAATTAAGTAGAAGATGGCTAAGATAGGAAATAAAAACTCAAAGAAAGCATTGGATGAGGGGTCTCATGATATAGATCCCTCATTCTTTGAGATTAAATTTAAGATTAACGGAAAAGTCTTTAAGAAATCAGTAGATGATCTTTTAAGTTTTGATAAAGAAAATCTTGATGAGATCAGTGATAAAGAACTAGATCGTGCCTTAGATAGGGTGAGTTATTGGAGGTTTACTTTTATGGCTGCAGCCTCTGAATTAGAACATAAGGTGAATGAAATAGAAAGAGAATTCAGGGCTTGGTATGCTGATGTATCTGAAAAAGCCCGTCAGAATTTATTTGAAAAAAGGAAAAAAATAAAAGACAGAGATAAGGTACCTAACAATTGGTTCGGCTCTGTTACAAAGCAAGAGATAGAGGATCAGGTTCTTTTAAACCCAGATTGGGGTCCGATTTACTCAAATTACCAAAAGAAACTATCAGACCTAAAGAAAAACATGAGTTTACTTTTCTCTCTAAGAGATACTATTCATGATAGGGGAGGTCTACTTCAAACTATCTCTAGAAGAAGACTTGAATTAAATAAATCACGTTTTAATGTATAATCATGGATACAGTCGATAAATTTGAAAATTTAGCATATAAACTTAATAGATTAAAATCTATAGCTAAACAAAGAGAAGAAATAGAGGGTAGGCCTTTTATTCAAACCTTTAAAGCTAGTAACATTAAGAAAGATTGTAGATTTATGTTTCTTAAGGATTTAAGGAAAGCAAATTTTCAAGGACCTTTAAATGGTAAATACCCTTATTGTACTCACCCAATCCATAAGGATGAATATGTCAGAAACTCTACTCGGCTAATAACTTGCCATGAATGCCCTTATTATAGAAAATAAAAGAGCTTTGAATTTTAAGCTTATATTAAAAATAAAATGGATAGACAAATTAATATAGAAATCTCAGAGACTATCCGGTTAGCTCCTTATGAAGTTATAAAACCCAGTATTTCAATGACTTACGAAGTCCCTGAAGAAGCTGATATTAAAGAATTTTATCAAGAAAAATATAGAGAAGTTAAAAAATTGTGGAATATGCATCTATATAATCAACTGTACAATTCTAGTAATAGAATTGATATGGAAGATACTTGGGCTTTCGCTCAAAAAATGGTATCGGGAAAAGAGAAATTCCCGGTATTTAAATCAAAAAACAAAAAAGGTAAATAAGTATGGCTAAAACTAAAAAGAAAGTCAAAAAAGAAGAAGTTAAACCAGAAGTTGATGGAAAAGAAGCCTTTGTTGAGTTGATGGAACAACTTGATAAAGCTTATTATGCTGCTAAAGATGATATTGAAAAAATAACCAAAGGCGTTGCAAAAGCTGGACGCCGTTTCCGAGGCAATATTATGGAAATAAGGAATCTAACTAAAGAACTCCGTAAAGTTAGTATTTCTCTCACCCGCAAATCAAAAGAAGAATAATATTATGAAAATAGGTCAACCTTCCCATTTAAAAGAAAGAGCAAAAGGCGATTTCACTGATAAGGTTAGGTTGGAAGATGGGGAAAACATTCACCGGGTCATTTACGGCCCGGTGAAGACCCAGAATATCTTCTACCCAACTTTAGTACATGATAATGAATCAGGTCAACTTAAACAATCTGTAAGGATGATTAAAAGGCCTCCTGAAGGATGTATCCTTGATTCACTTGCCTCATTTGAAAAGAGAGTAAGAACTCAGAAAGGGGAACAAAACCCGAAATCTGGTTTAACTCCTAGAAACCGCTGGTTATATTTAGTAATTGATAGGAATGCAGAAGAACCTTCTATCCAGATTGCTGAATATCCATGGACGGTATTTAAACAGATACTTGATTTGGAAGCAGCAAAGTCAAATAAAAAGCCTAATAAATTAAGGCATGGGCTTATTTTTATGTATGACTTGATTATTACCAAGACTATAGAGAAAGGTAAATCCCGTCAATTTGGTACTTCATATCAAGTAGAGGTAGACCCAGAGAATGAAAACTCGGGTAAAGTACCTGTATCAGCTCTTGGGATGCCAGCTGATGAGTTAGAAGAAAGATTAGGTGGATTTGAGAAATTTTTCTCTGAAAAAGATTGGGAATTAATAGAAAACATGGATGTTGATCTGGAGAAGGAAGGAGAACCAGATAGTCCTGAGGCTATTGCTGAAAGGCTTAAAGAAAACCCAATTATGTTAACTGCTACTAATCCAGATGGGAGTTATGTATTCCCGGCTATTGAAGATTTTAAAGAATATATGGATGAGGTAGGCATTGATTATACCGATAATAAAAAGAAGCCTGCTACTAAAGCTTTAGGTAGTGGAAGTGATAAGACATTTGGAGAACTTAACTCTGAAGTTGAATTGGATGAAAAGGAAGAAGAAGAATCCGATGATGCAGAGGATATTGAGTTTGAAGAAGAGGAAGAAGAGGAAGAAGAAAAACCAAAGAAGAAACCTAAGAAGAAACCTAAAAAAGAAGTAGAAGAAGAGGAAGAAGAGGAAGAAGAGGAAGAAGAAAAACCAAAGAAGAAACCTAAGAAGAAACCTAAAAAAGAAGTAGAAGAAGAGGAAGAAGAGGAAGAAGAATTCCCTGATTGGTAATCTTTAATTAACTACTATGGCAAAAAAGAAAAGCGATAATTCTAAAGCAATTAAATCGGCCCTGTCCTTACTTGGGGACAGGGGCCGAACAGCAGATCAAACCCCTGATATAGGGGTAATACCTACCAGCATAAATGTTTTAAATCATGTTGTTATGGGTTGTGGAGGTCTTCCCAGGGGAAGGGTAGTTGAAATTTATGCTCCCCCCTCGGTCGGTAAATCAACTTTATGTTATTGGTTGATAGGAGAAGTTCAAAGACAGGGTGGGCATTGTGCTTTGTTTGATGCAGAAGGTACTTATTTAGCTGATTACGGCCAAGGTTGTGGTATTAATAATGAACAACTTATCACCCCAGAGTTTTCTTTAGGTAATGAAGCCCTATTCCAAATAAAGAAATTATTAGCCTCTGATATCTTAGACCTTATTGTTGTGGATTCAGTTCCTAATCTTCAACCAGAAATGGGCTCAGAAACAAAAGAAGATAAAGATCCAAATATGAGAGAAAAATTAGAGAGAGCAAACATGATGTCTCAATTCTTTTCTGATATCGGGGGAGGTTTTTCTATGAGAACTAGTAAAGGTTCTAAAAAATTCATAGAATGCCCTAACACAGGGGAAAAAATCCATAAACTTCGAAACAAAAAAACCTGTCTTATATTTATCAATCATGCTAAAGATAAGATTGGGGTGATGTTTGGTAATCCCACAACTACCCCCGGAGGCAAGGGATTACATTTTGCTAGTTCTATAAGGATTGGGATGGAAGAATCATCTAAATCAAAAAATAAAGATGAAGACGGTATCCATGATTTTATAATAAGCAGGGTACAGGCTGCTAAAAATAAATTAGCTCCCCCTTATGGTAAATGTAAAATTAAGATGATGAGGGACGGAGGAGTTAAAGTTGAAGGTAACGACATTGAAGTTGAATACGAAGAAGAGGAAGATGGATAAAGATATAGCCAAAATAATAACAAATAACTCTTATTAATATAATTAAACCTTTGATAAGAAGTATAAAAAATAGAATCTCTTTGATTTATATTAATATTGAATTAACAATAAGAATATTAAAACCATGAAAAAGATTCCTCTATATATTATACTTCTTTTTATTTTAACTGGGGCCCAGCCTCAAACTACACATTATGGTAGTTCAACGGGTATTAGGTCCCAGTTTATTATTACCACAGAGACTCCTTATACCTGGAGTAGTTATTGGTTTAGTAGAGCCTCAGATCCTTATTATATATATCCAAATTATGAAAAATTCGAGAATCCTTTTGATAGTGAATATATTGATAGTTTAATGGAGGCATCTGAAAAGAAGGTACAAGAAATTATGAATGAATTATATCCAGAGGAAGATTTTTAATGTTAGATATCGTAGGGATAGCCGATACCCACTTAAAGGCTACAGAAAAATATGGTAAATCATTGCCAGAGGGAATTAATTCCCGTCTTAAAGATAAGATAGCTGCTATTGATAAAGCAGTTAAATATGCTTTAAAAAATGATGTTGATTTATTTGTCCATTTCGGAGACGTATATGATAAAATCAATCCGTCTGAATATTTAAGAGATAAATTCTTAGGGGTTATTAAACCCTTGATTGGAAAAATCCCCATCGTAATTATTATCGGAAACCATGATACGGATGGGAATGTATATAGCTTAATGGCTGATGATATATTACTTCAAACTCTTAGGTCAGATGATTTAATGATTTTTGAAAAAGCATCGGAATTAGAGATGAAAGGGGTTGAGTTTCTTATTCTACCTTGGGATAAAAGTGAAAACATTTCAAAAGAATTAAATAAGACTACAGGTAAGATTGTATTAGGTCATTTTGGGGTACAGGGTGCTCTAGCCTCTGGGTCTGAATTTATTCTTGACAAAGGAGTTTCTCAAAAACTCTTTGATAATCATGCATATACATTCTTAGGACATTATCACCGCTATCAACATACTAATAAATTTATGTATCTCGGAAGTATAGCCAGGGCTGATTTTGGGGAAAGAAATGATCCAAAGGGGTTTTTACACATCAAAGTAAAGGATAAGAAAGTTAAATCAAAATTCATTGATATATCGGATAGAACTTTTTTTCAATATACAGTCAGTGAACAGGATGATCCCTCTTTTGATGAGCTATATAAATGGGATAGTCTAGAAGGTAATATAGTTAAGATTATTTTCCATGGATCCGAAGATTGGTATTTATCTTTTAATATCACCGAGATTCGACATAAAGTATTAGATGTATTAAAAGCTAATCGGATTTTTATTGATCATAAAAGGCCGGGAATAACAAAAGATAATTCTATGGAAGTTGATATCTCTTCCAATTGGAAAGAGGGCCTTGAGTATTATACGGAAGAGAAGAATAAGAAGAGTATGTTAAAGCTTGGGGAAGAAATAATAAACGAGGTTCTATAAACAAATAATTTAGTAAGTAGGAAGCCTTAATTACAAAGAATTTAACAGATAAAAATGAGATTAAAATCACTTAGCCTTACTAACTTCGGACCCTTTGGTGAAAAACAAAAAGTTGACTTCACTAGATATGAGTCTAATGATCATGTATTAATTATAGGAGATAATAAAGATACCGCGGGGGCTGATTCTAATGGGTCGGGTAAAACTCAAATGTTTAATGCTTTATCTTGGTTATTATTAGATCATACCCCCAATGGACGACCGACTGACGAAGTCATCAGGGAAGGAACAGATTTTACAAAAGTTGCTGGTATATTTGATGATAGAGATGGCAATGAATTGTTCATTCAAAAAAGTAGAAATAGAGGGAATAGTTCAGAAGCTATATTTAAGATAGGAGAGGAAGATTTTACTAAAAGGACTTATTCTCAAACCCAGATGGCCATTCTTAATCATTTTGGGATATTAGAAAATAATAAGGATTATTATAATGATTTCTTAAATACTACTTATTTTAGTATTGATGCTCTAAAAGCTTTTGCTGGGAAAAAAAGTTCTTCTAAAGATAGAATGGACCTTATCAATAGGTTTTTAAGAGGAGAGGTATTGGATAGAGCCACCTCTTATTGTAAAACTAAAATATCTAACCTGGAGGGAGAAAAATCAATATCTGAAGGTCAATTAGAGCAGATTCAAGAGAGGCTTCAATCTGATAATGATGAGAATACATTAAAAGGCCAAATCTCTCAAGACCGTTCCGATATTATTGAGTTTGAAGCAGACATTGACAGTTTAAAAAATAAGCTAACTTCTATTATAGAAAGAGAAGAGGTTATTACTAATATTGAAGATGTAGAAGCCCTTATTAAACAAACAGAATCCCAATTCGAAGATTATAAAGAACAGATTGAAGAGTCTATAGAAGACCTTAAAAATCAAAAACATAAGAAATCAAAGATATCAGAAAAGATTAAGGAGTTAGAAGAAAAAATTGATGATAAAGAAGAACAGAAACTTAAGGATAATAAATATAAATTAGGTGAAATCATTAAAAAGGGGTATAAAAAACTAAACACCCTTAATTCTAAAGAAAACTCTTTATCTGATCAATTAGAAAAAGAAATTAATTGTCCTGATTGTGGGGCTTCTTTGATGATAAAGGATGATGAACTCCTTCCCTTAGATAAAACAGAAATTAAAAAATCTATTAAGAAATTATCAAAAGAAATTAAAGAGGTTGAAACAAAGATAGAAGAGCTTGAGGATAAAAATAAAATCCTTGAAGAAGAGATAAGTAATATTAACAAGGTATCAATTGAATTAAAAAATCTAAAATCCCGTGAGAAAGAATTATCAAATATTCCCAAAAAAATTGAGGAGAAAGAAGAAAGATTATCGGCTCAAGAAGAGAAAAACCAAGAAAGAGTCAAAAAACTAAAAAGTAAGAAAACTCAATTAGAATTTAAACTCAAAAAATTACCTGAAGTCGATATATCCCTAAGGGGAGACATTGAAAGTTCTATCGATGTTAAAGATAAAAAGATTAAAGAGAAAAGGGATAATATATCACGGAATGAGTATATCATTGATAGCATTAAAAAAGATCAAAAGAAAGAAAAAGAGATAAAGTCAGAGATTGAAAAACTATCGAAACAAATTGAGAAATATAATTTCTGGAAAAATGGGTTTCCTGAAATTAAGAGGTGGATGATTAATAGTTTCCTCCCCTCTTTTGAAGAACAAACAAATCATTTCTTATCTAAATTAGAAGTGGGTCTCAGAGTATATTTCGATACTCTAAAAGCCAAGAAATCTAAGAAAGGAGAGTTTAGAGAGGCTTTTGATATCTCTATTATGGATGAGAATAATTATAAACGGGATTTTGAAACCTTCTCTCAAGGAGAATCAAAAAGGATTGGTATCTGTACAGGCTTTGCTTTAAGGGAGCTAACTCTTAACAAAGGCTATAATGCTTTTGATTTTCTATTAATAGATGAGATAGTTGATAGCTTAGATGAGACAGGGATCAACGAGTTTTTTAGTTTGCTAAATGAGATCTCAGGACTTAAATTAATTATAAGTCACGACAGTTCACTAAAGAATAGATTTTCAAACGTTATTAATTTTATAAAAGAGGACGGTATTACAACAGTAAAGCAAACTTAAAGCATAATAAAAATGGATACATTTGAAAACAGCGAACCCACCGGAGTCAAACAAAAAGATGCTACGGTAGATTTTCAAGAGCTGATTAAAGACATTCAAAAAGCATTAACTTCAGAGAAAGGAAAAAGACTCTGTTGTAAAGTAGCTAAGATAAATAACTCCCAGAGCCTTATAATTTATCAAGGATTAAAGGCTAATGTATGGGCACGTATTAATAACAAAGGGGATTATTTTATCTATAGATCTTCTTTAGAGAAACTTCTAAAGTCGTACCCATCAACAAGAAAACACTTCACTTAAATAGAGCTCAATATGTGGGATAATATAAAAGATAGATTAACTTCTCGTAAGTTCTGGGTAGCAATAGTAAGTAGTGTAGCCGTTGTATTAACTAACACTTTTGGACTAGACCCTGACGCAGCAACGCGGATTACTTACAGTATTGTAATAATAGCTGTTGCATATATCACTGACCAATCTTTGGTAGATATTTTTAAAGATAAATTCAGTTTACCAAATGAAAAAGTAAAACAATGAAGGATAAAATTAAATTTTTCATTAAAGGGCTGTTTATAGCAGCCCTTATTTTTATATCCTATAAGTTTGGTAATAGAAGGAATCTTAAAAAACTTATGGAGAAAAGGAGGGAGCTTCTCAAAGAGAAGTTAGATACTAATGATAAAGATATTAAAAGAATTAAAGAAAAAAGAGAAAATTATTCTTATTTAGCTTTAGATCAAGAAGATCAAATAAAGATAAATAATCAATACAACGATAAGATTAAGGAGAGGCAGAAGAATCTTAATAAAATCAACAAAAACCCCGATATCAAAAGAGATGAAGAAATCCTTAGTGCTCTGCGTGATATGTTTGATTAATATTATTCCTTGTGAAGCCCAAGATCTTTTACCTCAAGGACATGTATATCAAAATGATACGACAAACGTATTTATATTTACTCCTGCCCAGGCCCAACAAGTTATCTATTGGAAACAAGATAGTGACACATTAAAACATGTCTCTTATCAATTACAATTATGTGATTCTTTAAATACTCTATATGAGCATAGAATAGATATTTTAGAGACTGAAATTGACGGCCTTTATGAGGAAATTGATAATAGAGGGGGTTTTTTTAATACTCAAAATATTAGACGCACAGGTACTGGAGTATTAATTGGTATCATAATAGGGGTAGTATTTTTTAATTAATCTTTAATAAAAGGTTTAAGGCCAGTTAAAAGACTCGGGTCGCCTATCGGAAAACCTTTTGAGCCAACCTCGGCAGTATCCCTATCCCATAAATAAAATATCCTACGGTCGTCTGGATTAATTAAATAGGGCCGTATATAAAAATAAATATCATTTTCATCTGGGTGATTAAATAACGTCGCCTCAAAGTCACTCTCACTGATTGGTTCAAAGAAATGGTAGAAGTGGAATAAGAATTGATACCTTCCGGGGGCTATATTTCGTTTAACTAAAGCTTTTGTTTCCGTGAATTTTATCTCCCCTTGAAAGTCTCTTTTATAATATATACCTAAAAAATGATCCCAACCAGTATGATCTGGACTACTCCCACTTACATCAATAGCATAAGTTACTCCGGTAAAGGTTTTATTCGGCTCTAGGCGGTTAAAATATGGGTGAGCACAACCAAAAAAGGCATCGGGTACTACCCTAGATTTATTTGGTACAAAATGATCCCAAGTTCTGCTTTTCATAATATCAGTATTTTTGTTTCGAAGTAATTTTTATTTCCATTATCTTACGGCCCAAGTCTAATTCGTGAGACTTAACTACCCCACTTACCTTGAAGCCAGGCATAGACCCGAACATCTGAGGATCAATTACCTCTATTTCTTGAAGATCTTGGTCATTCAAAGTAACAAAACCAATATCAGGTCTATAAGGAAGACTAATGGTTAAATCTAATCCGGGCTCAGCAAAATCCTTAATAACTCTCCTAACAATCTCCATTGCATCTTCATGTTCTATAAATCGGTTATCTGGGATTGTATGTTCATGTTCACCCCATCTTCGAATTGATTTGGTATTAGATAGGGTGTACATTGAAGAAGAATCTTTTGATAATTTCTTACCAGGGAAATTGAGTTTTATAATATCTCCAACATTAAATAAATCAGTATCAGCCTCAGCAATCCACCTCCAATTACCTAAGCCGCCGGGAAGAGTCTGTGAAAGCCCCATATAAGGTGGGATATCATGTTTATCTGCTGTAGGGCTCATAATATAGTGTCCATTAATAACATCCCCTTTTTGAAATACATCAGAATAATCCCCTGGCCCCAAGTCAATTTCCATAGAGTTAAAATCAATACCGTGAATATAAGCAATGGGGACATTAACTATCTCGTCCACCTCTTTGTTAGTATTAGGTAAACTCGTTCTACTTAATGATTCGCTCTGTAAAGTAGTTATTAAGAAATTAAAGTGTTTATAATCTTGGCCATAAGGTTTTATCCTTACTCCCCTAAAAGAGTTTAGGTTATTAAGTCTTATTATTGTCCCAGACATTGGAGTTTCAAAAGTATCTGTCCTTAAATAGACTTCAACCTTCTTATTAAAATTAGAGAATGATCCATGTGTATCTTCTATGTTAACTAAAGACCTGACCGACCTATCACTAGCCTCAGATACCGTATATTCTCCCGCCCAATCAAAATCTGGATCCCCCGTCTTTGTTATAGTAAAACTATCACCTTTACTTAACTCATGATTTTTCTCAAAAATAAAAGAAACTAACCTGGAACTAGGTAAATAAGTAAAAGATTTAATTTGTATTACTTTATTCGATGGTTTACCCCCAGCTATCCTTCCTCGCCTGATATCTTTAATTACTGCTAATCCTTCGTCACTATATTTTTTACCCCACTCAGTGACTGTAGAATTGAAATTTGGGGGTCCACTTGTATCTGAACCCGTATTAGCCCTTATTATACTGAGGTTAGAAAATTTCTCAACACTAAACCCTAATGGCTCTTCTAAAATAATACGATTTTGAACAAAATCAATTTCTTCTATTAATTTACCTACTGGCTCTAAAGTTTCTTGGTCAGTAAATATTAAAATATCCCCACGTTGAATAGCCCGAGGAGAACCCTGGTATGTAGTATTTAATAATAATTGTCTTTCGTCAGATGAAAGTGTTTGCATCAATACAACCTCGACAGAGGGTAAATGAGTAAGCCATTTAAATAATGGAGGATTACGAAAAGCGCTATCCCAAATATCATCGTTAGCATCCCCTATCTCAGATGATTCTTCATCAAAGCCAGCTGTTAATAATCTACCCCTTTTAGTACAAATCATCGTTATTTTACTAACCTCATCGGTGTTGATATTAACAGAGAGTTCTCCGTTAAATAAACGATCATCTTCCAAATCATGAGCTCTGTTCCTATCATCTGAACCTACATGAGATACTTCCCATTCAACCTCTTTTAACTGAGGACTATAAGCTGAAGCACTAACAATATTATGAATATCATCGCTGACTTCTTTATTAATAGATTTAATATCCCCTTTTAAACTATTTAAAGAAATTGTTTTTAAAGTCTTATCCCTCGGGGTTACAAAAAATTTATCTCTATTAAAACCAAATACTAAATTATGAGCATTAGCTAATTTTTGTATAGCATCCCAAACTTTTAGATCAGAAAAATCAGCTAATTCAATTCTTCTATCTAAGCCATAAGAATCAAGTTTAAAGAATAATCTAGGCCTACCGACAATTTCATCTAATGTTTGTTGAGATAAATCACCTCTTCGGAAATAATAATCAAAAGATGAGAATATAGTGTTCCTCTCTATCTCTTGATTCGGAGATACTAAAGAAGTAATAGATTGGTTATGAGATATAAACCTCTGATCTTCTTTTAGAGTACGACTATTAGCAATTGATTTCTCATCCCAAAACAATCCTCCCTCACGTATACCGTTCTCTTCTGTATAATAATTAACCCTAACTCCTTTTCCGAGATTATAATAACGATGGGGGTTAATGGTCGGGCAAGATAACCTAAAATACCATAAACGATCTTGATGTTCACTAAAACCCGTAAACTTAATTGAGTCAGCATTTATCCCATCCTGAACATCATGATCAACGATTATTAATTGGTTATCATAATCTGGGTTAAGATAAAATACCTCGTGACAAGGAACAGTCAATCCTTGTTCGTTTGAAGTTGACAATAAACTGTCTTTACGGAAACCAGAACCGAAAAGCTTTCCGTAGTATTGACTATAGAAAAGATGAGTTATCTTTCTTGATCTGTTTTGAGGACCAGGCTCATCTGTCTGATTTAAAGAGGCATAAGTATTATTGACATTACCAGAAAAAATAAGCTCTCCTTCTTCGTTATTTCTAGTGTTATAAAGAGATTGATCTTTTCTAGAATCATAAATTGTTTTAGTATCAATATTATTAACACTAAAGGAACCCTCTTTTAAATCTACTTCATAAATAAAATTAGGACCAGTTATCTCATGTTCGTTACCTCCGTTGAATTTTTTAGTATAGGTGGGATTAGCTACTAAGGAAATATAAACTTTAGCCCCATTGACTGCTCCAGCAATAGGAGTTAGTGTTTGAGTAGATTCGTCATAAAGGGTATTAGGGTTAGGAGAGTAATTAGTCTCCAAATCCATAATATCATGAGTGGCTTTAGTTTCACAATCAAATGCTACTAATTTTGTTTTAAACCGATTATTATCTCCACCGGGGCCCCACCTATATCTACTGTTTACCCCTGGGTTATCGCTTTTATCTTGACAAAATAAAATAACGCCCTTACCTTGATTAGCCGTTTTGGCTAATTCAAAGAAACCCTCTTGACCGTTAGTATACCTCACAATACCCTTTAAAGGTCTTAGTGAATTATCCGGATCCCCAGCTCTATTTCCTATTGCCCGAGCAATAACTGACAGATACCCATTACCCGCTTCCCCTGTTCTAAAATCTTCATCATTAGCAAATAAGGAAGAGTTACCTACCCATGCTTGAGACTTCTTCTCTACGTAATTGAAAGAGGGGGCTAAATCTTTTATAACCACGTCGTTAACTGGAAGGTCAAAATCAAAGGAGTGGGCTATTAAATTACGGATAGAGTTATCAGAACTAATCCCTTTCTCACCGCCACTTGGGCCATACAAGGGATTGAAAGCCCCTAGTTTATCTTTAGATAGTTTTTTACGATTTTGAGCAATTAAATTAAAATCAAGAGATACTTCTTCGGCTCTCCAACCTTCTCCTGTAACTTCCCAATTATTTCCTCCATCTTCACTAACAGCCATCAAAGAACCGTGTCCAACTATAATGATATTATTACTATCTTTTATGAAGATCTCTCTAAAAGCCCTATCTTGAGTATCATTATAGACCAAATCAAACTCATCATTGGATGGATTATAAAGGTAAATATGGCCGTGAGAAGTACAAAATAAACCTAAGGTAGAGTTTAAAAATCTAAAATCTGTCATCCGATAATTATTACTAATAGTAGCAACCTCAGAAAACTTTACCCAGCTATCTCCACCGTTGGTAGTTTTCCATATCTCAAATCTGGTACCGATTCTTTGATTATAAGTAGTATAAGTTAAAAGATTACCCCCCAGATAACCAGTATCATCGTCTATAAAACTAATGCCTATTAAACTCTCACCCGATACGGGATAGAATACTGGGACTTCTACTTTATCCCAACTCCCACCAGAGTCTGTTGTTTTATATGTCACTAAAGCATGATTTCTTGCATCCCTACAAACAATAACTGAAGTAGAGTTAAAGATATGTAAATCCCTCATAGACTCCTTGGAATCTGATAGTCTAGGAAACCAACTTGTTCCTCCGTCTTGAGTTTGAAATACATTCCCTTTAGCTCCGACTAACCAACCGTTATTTGAGTCTAAAAATCTTATTTTATAAACATCCCTGCTTAACCCATCAATACTTTTTTGTATCCAACTAGGGTTAGCAGAAGAAGCATTCTCAGATTTATGGAGTGAACTATCTCCATCTTTACTCTCTCCTACAATAAAACCTACATTAGCATTAAAGAAATGAGAAGAGAATATTTTACGAGACTGAACGGTATTGCCGCTATCGTTCCAAGATTCACCGCCATCAGTAGTACGATAAATATGGCCGTTATCATCAGTTACCCAACCCACGTCAGAACTTTGACCACTTAAGAAAAAAACACTTTCTAACTTTAAGTCCCTTACTTGGAAAGGGCTACCTATTCTATCATTAAAGAAATTATATTTAGGCCCGGTATCCCCAGCATTAGTAGCCTTATTATTATAAACTCCCGCTACTATCTTAGAGTAATGGGTGATAGGAATATTCTCTCCAGCTTGAAGATCTACGTATTCATCTAATTTCCAATGGGTACAAGTAGTAAAAGAGATGTCTCCTATGGTCACAGTAGGGTAATCTCCTGTTCCGTTAAATATCATTATGGCTAAATTAAAAGTACCCTGGTGACCGTCAATTACCGGACATTGAACAAAATGAAACCCATCAGCTTCATTGATAGATATACTAGGTGTTAATTGAGTATTATCAATAATAGTACCTTGAGTGTCAACATAGTGACCCACTATATAAAACTCTACTTCATCTGTGCTAGAACACCCAAAGCCTTCTACATAGATTCTATAATTAAAAGTGGGATCAACATCTTTAGATTTAATAACAAGAGAAGCCCCCATACTTATAGAAAAAATATTATTAGTTACATCAGGATTTGACCAACCAGTTGAAGTTAAAATTATATCATCATTAAAATAGCTAACATTATCTTCAGCAGGTTCTAGCCAAGTTGTAACAGCTTGCTCAGTTAACTTATAATCTCCTCTAGGGAATAATTCCCCGCCATATGTCTCTTTTTCATAATCAAAGTTTTTATTTTTAACTAAAGGGAATCTGTCTACATCTCCGAAATAAGGTAAAGGTAATGAAGCTCTTATATGCTCTATACCCTCGAAATTACCGACTGAGGCTTTAAAGTCACTTTTATCAAAACTTTGGCTTTCCCCCGGGGTTTTAGTATTGTAAGGTAAAGAACTATCAGAATCTAAAGGAAACATCTCCCTAATCTCCCATTGACCAGGGAATAAGTTAGGGATAGTAGTAGATTTAGAGTTATCGTCTAAGTACTCAGCTTCTATCAATAGAGGATTTCTCCAAAATAACTTAGCTTCGGGGGCAATCCACTCTAGGTTACTAGCTTCAATAGAACTAACATCTGAGGCCTTATCTTGCCAACAAACCCCGTAAACCAAACCATCATGAGGATTATAGGTTAAACTTTGAATTGGACCTTCAAAATCTTCGTTAGAAGCTATAAAAGACCAAGTATCCTCCGTGGTATTATAAATCCAAAGTTCTGCCTTATACCCATTAAAACCCCCTAACCCAACAACAATATTATCAGATTCAGGAATATCAATCATTGAAGTGATGGGGTTAGCATTAATAGAGGGGGTAAATGTTTGACCATCCCAGTTCGGGGGTACTCCCAAATTCCAATAACGGAGGTCTTCTTGGGCTAACTCAGAACTTAAGTCTTGGCGACTTACCATATACTCTTCGGGAAGCATCCCATCAGGCCCTTTATACACAAACTCTAATAATTTATTAATTAAGAAAGATATTGGTACATTTTCCCACCATTGACCAGAATTTTTTATCTTTTCAGCATTAGCTTTTTGAAGCGGTTTATGGAGAGCATGTAATTGGAGGGTTGCATTATTATCATCACTACTGGTAAGAACTTTGGATATATAAAAAACCGCAATATCTTTTATAAAAACCTTATCCTCTCTATCTGTTATTTGAGCAGATATTTTCACTCTCCTATTAGGCCAAGAGTTACTACCTCCTCCCTCAGTAGGACCAAACTTAGCCTTAAAGTTATCTACTGTCTTAAATTCTTCGGTAACAAATCTATCCCAGAATCTAGCTTGAGAGGGGTTATCTTTAGGTATGCTCATAATTAATCATTTTTCATTCTTACTCTATTAAGAGTAACATAGAAATTTCCTTGTTTATTTTCAATAGCCTGGGATATTCTACCAACATCTTTAAGTAGATTCTTCCCTCTTGTTTCTTCAAAATCAGAAAAATCAACCCATTGAGGTCCCCTCGGAACATTAAATTTAAGGTTGTAGAGGTTAGACATCCTATCTATAGTAGGGTTCTCTATACTATTATTCCATTGGATAGAATAAATTTTACCAGTAAAATGGTTATTAAAAGCTACTTGTTGGTTTTCTGAGTTTTTAATATCAGAAAATACTGGGGAGTCAGTAGATATCTGACATCCAATAAAAGGGTTAACATCAATGGCAATAGTCCCTACATACCAATCTGATAAATTATTAGAGTTGTCAGCTTCTTGAAACTGACCATCAATATAAAAATAAAATTCCCTATCAGCTGAAGAAATTAATTCAGCTAACTGGGGGTTTGGGGTCATAAATTCACTCGGATATGGACTATCTTTAGAGAGATATAATTGTTGATCAGTCGTTATAAATTGATGATAACTGGGTAAACCTGCTCTATAAACAAAGCCAATATGATGAAATCCAGGGAGATTATCTTTTATTGGATCAGCTGCTTTCTCACTATAAAGCTTAGTCCAATTTGTCCTATTTTGATTAACCATACTCATAGCTAATCTTATATCACCGCCTACATTCTCTATAGTAAACTTTAAAACTCTATCAAAACCTGTCTCTGCTTTAGTGTCATGTATATATAACAATACCTCTTCCTTTCCAATATCCGGTAATCTTTCAATACCTACCCAAGCATCGAATTGATAATTGAAGGTATGGGGGCCCATCCCATGGGATTTCAAAAACCTACTAAAACTTCTTTGTTCATTAAAATTGCCCCCAGAGCCTACCATTATATATTGATTTACCCCTGGATTCTCTAAGGGTAAATCTCCGGGTAGTTTATAACGGATATAACTTCCTTGGGAATCTACTAACCATCGAGTGTTTGAAAGATATAGATTCCTTGTCCTCCGGTCTTTATTATTAAAACCAATTACTCCTTTTCTTTCATTAAGCCTCCAATGTCCTATATTTGCAAAGCCAGGCCAAAGGCCATTGAATTCTTCGCCACTATCATAATCAGTGCCATCGTCTTTAATAAAAATCTTTGGAGTAAGTGATTGTATGTCTCGAGCTTTCATCTTTTTATCTTATTTTAAAAGTCTCAATTATCTTAGTCTTTTAGTCTTGTTCGAAGAACTTAAAATGGAAAGTATATCTTTGCAGATCCCAATGATTTTTCTGCTCGTTTGATATCTCCATTCTCCCAACTAAACAATGCGGGACTCCTGGTAAATAAGGGTGTAGTGTTAATTTATAACCTTTATCTTGCCATCTCAATAGGGCCCTGAATTGATCGTAAATGTTTAAAGGTACATTCAAGAAATCAGCATCAATTTCATAACGCTTTTTCTCACCTGTTGATATGGATTGAACTTGGAATTGTTGGCCATTAGCTAAAGTCATAGTCTCGGGTTCTCTTAAATCTCTCCTATTAATAGCTAGAGTATCCTGAGAGGGATAATGTTGAATTTTAACATATCCGTTATTAGCTCCAGGGATATCGCCTTGATGTTCAACCCATACTTGATTAATGAAAGCCATCAATTCAATCCCCTGGCCGTTGCTATTGTCGATATAGCCAGCCGATGCCTTTGTTTTAAGTACTATATCAAATTTATGGGTCCTATTGTCCCCAAGGCTATCTAAATTGACCTGATCTACATAAGATGTTACTAAATCGGTTCTCCAATCAGTTTGATAGCGTTTATCTTTATTTAAGAGAGGTGGGGTCGACATCATACTGTTTTGATAATGATTAATATCTGCTTCCCCGACAAGAGGATTCCATTTAAAAGCAGCAAACATTTCAGTACCATCTAAATCATTATCATTGACCTCGCCCGGCTCAATAGATCCTTTCCAATTGATACCAGTCCTATAATGGGTATCACCAATTATAGCAGGATATTTATCACTCAAAGGCCTAATAGTTTGAGAGAATAAACCAACATTTTGACGGTAACCAGAAATTAATGGGCTGTTAACATTAGCTAAAGAGAATAGACATTGAGCAAAATGAGAATCATAGCCTCCGGGATGATTAAATCCTAAGATTAAAGGGGCATCTACCTGATTATTAAAATTAATATCCGGATCAAGAGTTACGTTCTTATTAGATAGTTTAATGGAAATCATATATTCATCAGCTTCAATTATCTCAGCTGAGACTTTAAAAGGATTTGATGAATTAATAGCATTTACTATAATTTCAGCTAATTCTGTAGGGTTCTCGTCCCAATAATCAGCATCTGTATTGGCAGGGTCTATAGTTACTAAATTAATTCCGTCCCCTATGGTGATATCTTCTACATCAGGGGAGTAAATACTGTGAGCTCGATATTTTGGGTTTTTAATATAAAGTTTACTAGATAGGGTCCCTTGACTGACAACATCCCCGATAGAGGCATACCCATGATCTATACTTCTAACTAAAAAAGTGTTATACCCCTCTTCTATCCTTATTTCATAGGGTTCTTCGGTGATATTAGTGTCAGTAGTATAAACCGCCCTAGCTTCATCATCTGTGTTTTTAGATAATAGAAACCTAAAGATCCCTGAATAATCCCCGGTCTCATAAAACCAATCATGGGTATCTTTATTGAATTTATCTGGGGATCTCCAAGGAATTAAACCCAATTGACCCCAAGCCCTACTATATAAACCTTGATTAACGTGGCTTGTGAAATTGTTATTGGTAGGAAGTTGAATAGAAAATGCTAGATGAGAACTAGACATATTAGATTCAAAAGAAGAAACTTGATCTATTAACGGAAAATATTTACCGTGCCTATTAAGAGAAGAAACCCCTTTTTGTATACCTAAAGTTGAAATATTATCTACTGGGGTCCAGTTATCTCCACAACCCGTACCATAAATAGTAATAACATCTCCCATTGAATAAGAGAATTTATTATCCCTATTTAAAGTATATAAAACCCCTCTTCTCCAATGACTGACCGATTCTAAAACCTCACCTGATGAGGCAATCTTTATATGCTCAGAATGATTTGGAAAACGAGGTTCATTGGAAGGACCCAATAAAGCTATATCCCCATATTGAACAAAATTGCTTGGTATATTATGAGAACCTTTGTTTACAGCGCTAATACCAAATTGGGTATCATATACATCAACATTGTTTCTATTAAAAGGATCGGGGGCTACTTTATATTCTAAAACAGTACCTCTCTCAAATTTTCTATTCTTAATAGGAACCTCAATCCCCATTTCCCAATATGATCCGATGTCCTTAGTTTCCTCTGATTGACCTACACTAGGTTTACCTATTTTATCAATATCAAAAAGGGGAGTATTTTTTGGAACTTGAGCCATTATTAACCCTCATTTCTTGGAACGTTACTTAAATCAAGCCTTCGATCATCAACTGCTTGTTGTATTGAATCTAACATAAGTTCTGATACTTCTCTAGAAAATTCTAAAGCACTACCAGAACCAATAAATATCTGTTCTCCATCAACAATAAGTGTTGGAGAGATATTAACCACAAGATTGTCAGCCCTAATAGTACCCCCGAATTTCCTTGACCGGCTATCATCCCCCGAGGTACCAGACTCTGTTTGTTGAATTTGACTCTGAGCCCGCTGGAACTCAATTTCTGCTTGCTGAAATCTCATGGTTGATTGACGCTCAATCCTAGAGGCAATAGCATTTGTGGCTACCATAATCCCAGCCCCACCCATTAATAAACCAACTGCTGCCTTTATATTACCCGAACTTGCAGCTTGTCTTGCAGCATATAGAGAAATTTCTCTACCTATATCTCTTACTAATGAGGCCAACCTTTGTTGACGTAAATGGTCTTCTTTAGCCTGGAGATGCCGTTCAGAGGCTATCATTAATTGATTATGCTCTGATCTATTTATCTCTCCATACCTAAGCTGATCGGCATATTCTAATTGAAATTTATGCTCATCAAGAAGAATCTCTTGCCTTACATCTCTTAGACTATTAGCATAATCATGGGCCATATCAATACTGGGTTGTAAATTATCAACCAAAGCAGAAGTCATATCTTGATTCTTTTGAACCTCAAATCTTTTTTCCTCTTCCGACATTAAGTCTTTAGTAGCACCTATCAACTCATTCATCCTAAGGACCTGGGTTTCAAGTTGTTGTACCCTTTCTTGTGCTTGTTCTTTTTCTACCCCTTTTAATTTGTCAAGACTTTCTAATTGTTCTTCAGCTAATTCAAGTTGACGTTTAACTGCTGTCCTTTGGAGTCTTAAATTATTTAATTCATTTTCATGTTCTCTTTGTTGTATTCTCTGAGCGTTTATAACCTTAGTACGAGCTTGGAATATTCCGCCAAGAACCGGGATAAATCGTTGGTTAAGGGTTAGTTCCTCTCTAGTAGCCCTGACTTTATCCATTTCAAGTTGGATATCTACTAACTCCTGGTGGTGTTGAATTTTTTCGTTATATTCTTGTTGACTATCACTCAACAATTTATTAAGATCAGCAAGAGCAGCTTGTGACTCAGCTCTCTCCCTATTATGATCATGGATTAATTTCTCCAGTTTAAAATTTTCTTTAGTTAAACCATGGAGGTTCTCCAATACTTCAATTTCTTGTAATATGGTGTTTATACGTTCTTGTATTTCATCTTTGTGATCATCATCTAAAAGTTCCTCCCTCGTTCTAAGTTGGTCTTCAAGTTCTTGAACTAATCGTTGATTAATATTAATCTCTCTATTAAATTCACTTAAAGTTTCTTCTTTATTTTGTTTAAACTCAAGCTGAGCTTGAGTAGATTCCTGAATTGCTCTAGTCAATTCGTTATGAGCAGACCCAGAGTTAGCTAATTTTGTATTAGAGTTATCGATAAGTCTATTAAGTTCTATCTGATGTTTAATTGACCTTACTTCTGTCTCTGTATCTTTTATTTTCTGTAATCTCTGTTCAGTTTTTTCTACCTCCTCTAAAGCTTTATTAAGGTTATGGGTAGATATTTCCCTGAGCTTTTGATTTAATGTTAGTTTTTCATTTCTATCGTTAATATCATCTAATGTGTCAAGTGTGCTTCTATATGTTTCAACTAAAGTTTCTTGTTCTTTAATATTCTTTGACATGAAATCGATTCCATCCAAAACACTTTCATTATATCTATCATAAGAGGACCTTAAGTTTCTAAGGGTCATCTGCATTAACTCCGAAGCCCTTTCTCCTTCTTCTAAGTTTTCAATAAAGTTTCTAGTAGGATCATCTAATTCATCTATAATAGGTTGAAAAGCCTCTAATAACCCTCTTTTATCTTTAACTCCTTCTATAGCCTCGTCTATGTCCTTCCATTTATCTTTCCATCTATCCAATTCTTCAACAGTATTGGACTCCATAATACCCCTAGAAACATCCTCGATATGGCCTTGTATAGATTCAAAAAAACCTTTAAATCTCTCTCTATTACTATCATCGGCTATCCCTAATAATACCTTCTGTATCTCTCTGTCTACTTGAGCCCCAACGCCTAATATAGTGTTTATAGTCCCGTCAAGTTCTTTTTCTAACATTTCTCTTTGACCTCGAACTTGATCCTTTACATCGTTAACCCTACTCCGATGTTCTCTTCTTTCCTCTAGACGTCTTAGCTCATACTGTTGCCTAATGACCTCAGTTGTCTGTTTTTGATCATCAAGTTCTTGTTTTCTAGTTTGTATCCTTAGGTTATTAATATCATTATTCCAAGATTTTAATAACTCTAGTTCCTCTTTTTGAACCTGGCGTTGAAGATTTCGTCTAGTAAAAGCAATTTGACGTTCTATCCTTAAACGGGATAAAGCAGAAGATTGCATAAGAGATTCTAACTCTTGGTGGTGCTCTTTTAATGTATCTTCATATTGTCTTTGATTTTCTTTAGCCTCATGTAACTGCTTAACCCCAAATTCATTCATTAAGCTAGTTACTTGATCTTGATATCTTTCCTCAATATCTAAGCGAAAAGACCTTATATTATCAAGCTTTTCATTAACTTGACTAGAATATTGCTCTAAAAGATCAATTTGATCTTGAAGGCTTTCTCTGTAGTGTTCTATATTATCTTTTAAAGCAGCCCTTATATCTTCATCCTCTTCTCGGTTATGAACTTCTTTTAAAGCTCTTAACCGGGAATAGTGTTGTTCAATTATAACCTCTGTTTGTTTTAATTCTGCAGTATCAACTCCGAATACATTTGCCTCTGGAGCTATATCCCTTAATCTTTTTTGAGCTCTGTCTACTGACTGGGTTATTTTTTCATAAGAATCACTTAATCTCTCATTTGCCATGGTTAATTCATCCGTAGTTTCTTTGGTCCTAGTTAACCAGGTTATTAATCGAGTTATTAAATGAACAGCAGCAAATAAAATTAATAACTTACCAAACATCATCATCAAGGCCCCAACTGCTTTAGTTAATATAGCAAAAGCCCCTCCCGCTGCTTTGACGGTTACAGTGAGTGCAGAGAATACCGCTTTTAGTTTTATACCCTGGATAGAAAGGGTGGCCCATAATCCTGAAGTAGCTTTTGCTTTAATATTATAAAAAGTAGTAGTAGCTGATTTCTTTATGACAGCAGCGTTAAGACCTTGAATTGAAGTTATAAGAGCTCTCCCTTTCGCTGTCATTATACCCCAAGCAGCAGAAACTTTTTGTGTAGTAGCTAGATAAGCTTTCTTAATAACAGAGGCTTTAGCCATTGATGCTTTATTATTACCTATCATGGTAGTATTTATACCTTTCTCGGCGTTCTCTGCTTTAAGGGATGCAACATAATTTACAGAATCAACTCTAGCTTTCTTATAAATTAACTTAATCCTTTGCATTCCCGTAACTTGCTCTCCCGTTACCTTATTCGTTACAGTAGCTGTAGAAGCTTGTTCCATACCAACAATGTTATAACCTTCAACAGCCTTTCTAGCTTCATCTAATTTTAGAGCTGATCTTGCTAAAATTTTGTTATATAGAGTTTTAGCTACTATCATCTGAGTTATAATACCGATTAAATCTCCATAACTGACAATTAATCTAACTATTGTTCCAGATACAGACCCGATGGTAGTCATGATGATCTCAAAAGTTTTATTAAGCCTTAATACCCAACGGTCAATATCTTCTCTATTAGCATCCTTTAATTCTCCTATGAATTCTTGAATTCTACCATGACCCTCGGTTAAGGTCTTAGTAAATTGCATAAATGCCGGTCTCAATAATTCCCCCATAGCCTCTGATGTAGATTTAGAAGCTCCACCAAGGGATATCAATCTACCTTCATAGGTTTCAAGAAGCTCATTAGCGTTATCAGTGAATTTAGCACTATCACTCATAATAGCATTATATATAGCCATATGTCTCTCAGCCCCAGTAACTTCGGCCGTTTGTTGACCGGTAGCCATAGCATGTTCTCGAACCATATCAGTCATTCGCTGACTAATACCAATTGCTTGTAAGCCTTGAGCCCTTTGATCCCGGAAAGCCTCGGAAGCCCTAACAACAGAGTCTGTCAAGTCTCTTTGAGATCTTGCGTTAAAAGAAGCAGCATCTGTAAATACATAAAGTAAGTTGGTAGCCTCTTCAACTCCCATCCCAGTCTGAAGAATGTTCCTTAGAGCTAAAGCAGCCTCATCAGCATTTTGAAGACCTCTTTCTTCAAAACTCCTAGTAATTCTTTCAAGGTGTTGAAAATCCTCTCCCATAGAAACGGCTGTTCTACGAAGACCTAACATCCCTTGGTCTACTTCAATAATGGTGTCTCGAGCTGAAGTCATCATATTTCTCAAACCTCGAGTAGCAAACAATACAACAAGTATTTGGTTCCTTAAAGCCCCAAGTTGTCTCCTTAACCCCCAAAGAGCTTCGTTATTACGAGATATCCTTTGTCTCATAACCGTCCACTCTTGATTCTGGGCTTCAAGTTGTTGTTTTAAAGCCCTTGTATCTCCACTAGCTTCACTTTGAGACCTTCCACTATCTCTTGTAGCTCTAGAAGTATCATCAAGTTGCCTAGATAAATCTCTAGAAGCCTTGGTAGTCATCTTTTTAATAGAAGCAATATCTCGAGACTTAATAGCTGCTTGACCCGTCTGTTGATTATATTTAACGAGTTGTTGGCCAGATAGTTCATTCAATACATTACCCTCAGCCCTTAGCTCTCCTATTAACCTCCTTTTAGTATCAGTTAGAGCCTTCACTCTGGCCTCAGATTTCCCCACTTTCTCAGCATTTCTAGCCATAGCCTCATTGGTTTGAATTACAGCCTGCCGATCCTTAGCATAACGTTGTTGTGCCTGCTGGAGACTTTCAGTACGCTCAATGGTCTCATCCATTAGACGTATCCGTTGTTTGAGACTTTCTTGTTCTTTAGCAAACTCCTGAGGTTCCTGACCCTTATCAATTCCCCCAGGTTGATCTTTTTTAGCAAACTGACCTGTACGAGGGTCGCGGGGTTGTTTAAAGGCTTGTTCTCTACCTGTATATGACTTCTCTAATCTCTGTAATTCATCTTTTAGCTTTTGAACATCTACCTTAGCGTCTAAAGCTGATTTCCCTAATGGTTCAAAAGTTTGGGATGATTGTTCACTTACTCTAGAATATACGCTCTTTAAAGATTTGAATGTTTCCATCAAACTACGATTATTCTCTATAGCTTTCTGATAAACTGATGTATCTATAGAAGAACGTTCTTGAGCTGCTCTAGATAAGGTGGATTGTTCTTTAGCAATCTGTTGATTAATACTAGATAACTCCTTCTGTGATTTCTCAACCCTTTCAGCAGATCTTTGAAACTTAGCATAATTAGTAGCGGCTCTATCTGCTCCACCCTCTACATCAACAAGACCCTTAGTAACCTCCCTTAAGCTTGTAGCGTTATTCTTAAGATTACTGGAAAGCTTATCAACGTTTTGCATACCAGAAACACTCACGTTTAAGAGCATCTCTAGTCTTCTTCCCATTTTATCACCTTGTGGCATAACTTATTGATTAAGAGGTAATCTCATTAAAAAATCTTCAACCTGATTGAAAATAAAATCTTCATCGGATGGAGACATATAAAAAATGTTTCTAGCGGGAACCGGTATATCAAATGTCTCCGAACTATATTGATTATTAATTGATCTTAAGGTATTCTCGGTATACATAGATTCGTTTGTTTCGACGGAGTCTTCTAGTTGATCATAATCTATCAAGAAAAATCCTTCGGGAGAGGTAAAAACAGGTACTTGCCATGTTGAACCTTCAATTACATCCCTAGCATAAGGAACCCCGGTACTACCAACCCTAAGAGTATAAACTTCCCTATTACCCCCTTCAGCAGTTTTGGTGGGGCCAGGTCTCCTTCCGATACTATCCCTAAGAGCCCCAGATCCTACTAAAGCTGGGTTATCTTTACCATATCCTCTTGCTTGTTTTACTTTAGGAGCAAGGGAGCCCAAAATCGGGAAAGGAGACCTACCAAAGGTGTCTTGATTAAACCTATTTTTGATAGTATCAATTATCACAGGAGCAATTCGATCATAAACTCTTGTTAGTTCCCCAATATTTTTTTTCACTGACATTGCAGGCTTTTGAAATTGCTCCATTGCTTCAAAAGGATTGCCGGTAGTAACTCCACCGATAGTAAATTTTATAGAAGCCTTCTTTCTAGCCATGGTTTTCAAAAGACCCTTGTTGCCCAGGCAATTGAGGTCTTTTTGGTTTATTAGAGGAACTCTGTTTGTTTTTCGTTTCTTTTTGTAACTTAGACATCCTTGTTCTTTCGTAAGAAGCTTTTTCTGATTGAATTACATGAAAAACCTCGTTTAAAACAAGAGGCTGATCAAGTAACCCACCTTCATAAGGTAGACAACTATATTCTCTACAAGAGGATTCCATCTCTAGTATAAAATTGTGATGTATATCTACCAAACCAGTGGGACAAACTTCCTTCGGAAACGCAAAATATGTTCTAAGTATTTCAAAGGGTGAAAGATGAGGGAATACGGCTTCTATTGTCTCGAGTTCCTCAAATATCCCTTTCTTGTCAACTGTCCTATCTTCTTCTGCAATAGGATTTGAATTATAACTAGAATCATCCGGGTCAAAAATAGGGAATGTAACCCTATTCTCTTCCTGACCCGGATATTCATCTAAAAAACAATGACGTGATTCATACAGCTTATTTGCTATGCAGAAATCACAGTCATAGGTGTTCATCCTTTCCCTGTTTTCTTGTTTCCAGAGGCTGAAGTAGGTGAGGATTTGGAGCTTTTTTTTTCACCAGCTTTTAATTGACTAAGGTTATTAGATGCATCGAATATCTCAATCAAAATATCGGCCGGAAGATCTTGACATACCTTTATAAGGGTAGCCTCATCTTCAATATTACCCATAACCCCTTGTTCTTCCAACTCTGGGAAATTGTCAGAAAACTCATAATTCTCTACTGAAGAAACTACTGATATAAATTCCTCCAAATCTGCATTATTAAGCTTCCTTGAATCTAAATCACGATAACCTTTTCTTCCCTCTTTTGAAGCAGCAGCATAACGTCTCATAGATTCGTTAGCATCTTTTCCAGTCTTTGGTTTTATCCAAAGAACTGTGGGGTCAATAGTGTTATCCCTTTCTGCTTCTGGAACATAGGGAATAGGTTTTTTTGATACGCCTTTAATTGCCATGTTATTTCTCCTTGTTTAGTTGTCCTTTGATAAGGTACCTTTTTTGTGGTGGATTAATGAAAAACTCAATATTAGAGTCTTTCAAGTTTAGTGTTATCATAAGCAAATCGAAGCTCAACAGAGTTATTATTTTCATCTTTTACTCCTTCAAAACTAGCTTCAACCATGTGCTCATTATCACCAACAACATCATATTCACTTATACGAGCATTAACCATTATACTCATATAGTTTTTAGTGTTAGTGGTTCCGTTTTTCAAACGATCAATTGTAGCCGGTAATTCATAATCTTCACCGTCAAATCCATCATCACCTGATTGACCCCAATAAAATACCATTTTACGAGGTTGTCCCTCAAGAAATTGCTTAATCAGATAGTTTTTTCCAACATCTGCTTGACTCCAGGGCATTGTAACAGACCCACTAGCCAAGATTCTATCCATAATAGCTGAAGCTGCGGCTTGATCGTTATAGAAACTGAATTGGACATTATTCTCCAAATCAACATTAAAGGAGGGGATAAACATCTCAACCCAGGTTTCAGCTTCCGGATCATACATAGCAGCTGTCATGTCTTGATATTTAAAAGGAAGAACATCCTTTACAAAATCAATATTAGATGCCAAACCGGATTTATCATCCTGTTCCCATTTAGCCGCCTTAAGAGTAGCTTCAAGTGAAAATATAGATCCGGTTTCTCCACTAAAATTAAGGTTACTACAAATTGCTCCTTTAAACATCTGGTCAACATCATCACTAGAGGATCCGGGTTGCATAGCTCTAAGAAGTTGAAGATAAACAACCGGATCAGCATCAGTATATGGGATACATTTTAGAAGATTTGTATCATTCTCCCCAGAAGCATCTCTTGTAGTCTCAGTTACTCCGGATTGGAAAAAAGAATACCCATAGAGACTAGCAGTATAAGCATCCGCTAATAGAGGGAAAGTTTGTTCTGGAGGGTCAGCTGTTTGAGCAGTATTTCTTTCAGGAAGTGATACCTGAGCAATACCCCTAGCCTGATCATCTTCAATTGTAGAACTAGGTGCAGGGATATTTGGATGATCCGTAAAAGGAAGTCCAAATACTCCCCCCTCTGTTCCATCACCTTGAACCCCAATATCAGCACTAGTAAAAGTTGGGTCCTCAGCTACGTGAGCCCTAAGATTAGCAGATGTATTATCTTGTTGAATCGCGTAAAGATCTTGCCAACGAGTTCTTGTATTAGCCATGATTATTATCTCCTATGTTTATGATACTCAAAGCGTCCTTAGTGGTACTATCTTCTTAATATCGATTATTTATTTGATTTTTTAAAAGTAGTTTTTTTAAATCCTAAAGACTCTTCTTCAACCTCTCCACTATAAGATTTCTCTTTTTTTGGAGGTTGTACCTCTTCGTAAGAACCAGGCCTTAGAAAAGAAGTTTCTTTCACGGACAATTCCACCGGCAAACCTCTTTTTAAATCCTTCCTCTTATCTCTAGATATAACTCCTGCATAACCAGGTAATCCAGAGAAACCTTCGCCTTTTTTCAATTTTATATTAGCCATGTCCTTAAAATTTAATTAGTAGTTGGTATTAAGTGATTATAAGTTTGAACAAAGAACTGAAGAGAACTACCGTACAATAATCCTCCGGGTCCCATTAGTTGCCCATATTCTATCTTTTGATAATTATAATCTATTGCTTTTCCTCCAAAATCACAATTAGCAAATAAAACCTCTTTTGCCTTTTCTACGATATCAATATTTTGATCTAAAGCTTCAGGTGCTTTACTAGCTCTACTTAAGACATTGATATAAAACAATAGATTAACGGTATCTATCCCAGCAAACCTCCTCCCGTAGTTTGCATCCTCTAAACTTAAAAACAAAACCGGGAAGTTTGTTTGAGGAGTAAGGCTCATATCTTTAAAAGAGATAACCTCTGATAAAAACTCCATAGAATACGATTTATACGTATTATAAATAGCATCGGTGATAGTTTTTGAATTAACTTGACCGGTTTCAATGGGGGTTTCGTTAAGGATATTAGATACCAAACGTTCTCTAGAATAAAAATCTATATCTAAAGTACTAAACTGAAGGAATCCATTTTTCCAAGGATAGGGTTGTTGACTATATTGGATATTGGGAAAATCAAACTCAAAGGTGGTCAATTCACCTTCTTTATTTTTGATATAAGCATGATCTTCGTAAGGTAAAAAAATCTTATCTTTAATGTTATCGATTATACCCATTGACTGTCTCATAGCAGAACGAGACTTAGAGTGATGAGTATAAGCAAATATCCTTACTCTCCTGACTGTATCAATAACCCCATTATAAATACCGTCGTGAGTTTCTTGAATAGGGACTATAGCCGTATAAGGAAATTTACTAGGGTTGCGAGGAGCTCCTTTATAATTTCCTTTAATACTACGGAAGTCTGAGTTATCAGCATATTGCTGACTAAACAAGGATTGGATCCCGTTTAATAACTCCTTAAATGAAGTTGAAACATTCGGTGACATTATTTAGTGTTTTAAATAACACTGTTTATTAATCTGTTAGATAATCTGTTATATCGGTTCCTGTTTCGTCTATTTCATAATCCATCCCTATTGGGGTAGTATCCAATACAACTTCGGAGGCTTTTAAATAAGCCCGGCCATTTCTCATTTGGGATAGAAATTGATTTAATCTTTTTTCATATTCCTCAGCAGTACCAGGTGATTCTGGCATATCCTGAGTAAAAATCTTTTTGAGAACTGCTACTGCAGCTTTTAAGCTATATATTGAAATTAAACTTAAATGATGTTGATAAATAGAGAAACTAAATATATCTTCTTTTGAAAATTCTCCAGAAAAAGCCTCTGCTTTAATCTTAAATCCTGCAACACTTAAAGAGTCAAATTCGTTACCAGGGGTTCCTTGACCCAATGTCCCATAAAAATCCGAAATAACCCTAAACTTTATATCTCCACCGTCTTCGAAGAACTCTATTGTTATAAATTGAGTCGGGCTATCTTTTTTTATCTCAATATTCGATTTTAAAATGTCCCCTGATTTAGTAGAACTATCAGACAAGGGTTCTGGGTGGGAAGCCCAAGACTGGATCTTAGAACCCTCTATATTAAAAAAGGGTTCTATCAAATTAGTTAGTTCAGCCTCGGCTTCTATAATGATATTATTAAGACGAGATAGCGGGTAGTTCAAAGTACCACCCGCCATATCTCCGTCTTGTTTCATTAATTGAGGAATCTTATTAACTAAGTTTGATATGGTAGTTATCCTATCCATTATTTCTTCTTAGATTTAGAAGATTTAGATTCTTTACTAGAACTTACCTGGGGTTCTACTAATTCCTCTTCAAATTCCAAAGACTCAAATTTATCAGAAAGATCTTTTAATTGTCCTTCCAACTCCTTAATTTGTTTTTGAAGAGGTTCATTAACTTGTTTCCCCATATCATCAATAAGGCTTTTAACTTGCTTATAATCTAAACTAGAAGTTTTACCTTTTGAAGCCTTCTTTTCTTCATTCTTTTTTGAAAAATCTGCCATGTTATTCCTTTATTTTTTTAGTTTGAAATAAAAAACAAGGGCCAAAGGCCCTTGTTTTATTCATTAAGCAGTATTTCGAACAATGTGACGATAATCACTATGCCCAACTCCACCATGATAAGAGAAACGGAACCGAGCAACAATCTGGTTAGTAAAAGCCAGGTCCGAGGTAGCCCCTTGAGAAGCAGTAGCAGGAGCGAATACATTCAGCCATTTGAGCTGATCATCAAATTTACCTAGATACCAATCTGTAGAAGTATCAAGATAAATACTATCTATAACATTGAAATTACCCAAAGCCCGGATAGGATTAAGAGTGGGTTGAAGCCCGTCTGTACTATCGGATCCGCCTACCATATAAGTAGTGGTATTCATGATGTTATAAGCAGTAATTGCAAGATCTCTAGGTACCAAAAGAACATTCGGTACAATATTAATCTTATTACCTCCCTCATCTACCATACTAGAGAAGAGTTGCATGGCATTATCAATATTAGTGTAATCTGATAATGCATTTGAGGTAGCAATATTATCATTTTCAACCCCATCAATAGCGCTATGATCTGTAGAGTACATCTCACCTTGACTCAAAGAAGTGCCTTTATAAATAGCTCCTTCGAAAGAAGATTCTTTAAAAGCAGTACGTGGAAGGCATTCAATGGTTTGAACAATCATCCGAGCTTTATGTTGACCAGCAGCCCTACCAATATTACGAGCTCTCCTCATAACTTCAGAAGTATGATCTTCATAAATAGTCTCTCGAGTGATAGAAAGCATACGGCCGAAATCAGCCATTTTAACTTCCCAATACTTTTCCCCAAAAGATGTCTCTTCGTAAGCCATGGCCTCTTCCCTCATTTGAGGTTCATTATCCATAGCTTCAAACCCACCGATCTTTTCTCGGGTAGTCAATCGAGCATCTGATTCAGAAACAAGAGAGTCATAACTTTGAGTTTGAGCCTCATATTCTCTGATAATATCTCGATGCAAAACTGTAGATGCAAATGTTGGGAAAGCTGAGGTATTAATAGCCTCTGCTACTTGGGTAGCGCTTGCCGAAAGTGGAACATCTACCAGTTCTTCATACATTTGGCGCAAAGTAACATCATTAGTATTGATCTTACCTTGATCCATTAATTGTCCGACTTTGTTGGCAGCAAGACTATGAGCTTCTTGAACATTATCTCCAGCTTGATCTTCAAACTGCCCAACAAGTTGTTTTAGGATTCCTTTCTTCACAATATATCTCCGTTTTTTAGTTATTAATTATTAGATCCTAGCTGGTTATGAGGTAAAAGCGGTTGCTTTCGGGAATAAACCATCTAATTTGGTAACGTCTACCATAATCTTTACTTCAGTAGCGTCTGACCCAGTATTAGCTTCCCAAACCCAACCGATTGCTTCTTCGTTATCATTGTTACAAGCTTTGACTCTATCTTCCCCATGCTCAAAAGCAACTGCTTGACCAAAAGTGTATCGAGCACTAGCGGCAGGTACAACAACGACTGCTTGAAGATAAACAAGTATCTTTTGTGGCCCCTTATCATCCATAGACAACATCCCACTAACACCAACAAAGGTATTCCATTGATCGCCATTTGTCATCTTGGTGACAGCGTTAGAGTCTTTTACAAGAAAATGACCTTTCTGAATCTCTTCAGAATCGGTTTTCTTATCAAGGGTCAGTCTTCCGTAGATAACATCCCCCGTTTGTCGAATTGACTTAGCTTTAAGTTCAGCCATAATTGTTTTCCTATTTTATTATGTATTGTTAGTTATATTAAGCTTTAAGATTTGCTACCAAATCATCGTCGGTAAGTTTATCTTTCTGACCTTCTTTGGTGTTATGAGTATCTTTACGGGGACCATTCCCTTGAACTTCTCCCTCTTCAATACTATTCAAAAGCTCCTTACGATCCTTGATGCGTTCAATAACATCCTCGTCTTTATCAAGCTTTTCCAAATCTTCTTTGAAGACCTTAGTAGCTGCATGCTCAGGGAGGTCGTGTTCCTTAATCAAATCAAGAACCCTCTGTCTCCGTTCCATTGCAGCTTCCTTTACTTTATAGGAATCCAGTTCCTGTTGAAGTCCGTCTTTTTCTGATTCAAGTGTGCTTACTTTTTCCTCAGCAGACTTTTTAGCAGCGGTCAAATCTTTAACTTCTTTTTCAGCATCAAACTCTTGTTTAACTTCCTCCTTAATATCTTTACGGATTTGGTTAATCACCTCTGGGTTACTAGCCCGAAGAGATTCAAGAGTGATTTGCTCTTTTGTGTTTTCAGCCATAATTGATTCCTCTGTTTTTTGGTTTTGTTTCGGTTTTTCTTCTTCTTCTTTTTGTTCTTCTTTAGTATCTTTGGATAGAGCCTTAATTTCTTCTCTAAAGCTTTCTACCGTATCAACTAAGTCTTTTTCTTCTTTTTTAATATAAGACTCCATTATCTGAAGAGCTTCCTGAGCAAGAGAAGTTACAACCTCCCCTCCTGCGGAAGCATAAGATACAAAATCAACAGAGTTAACAAACACTAACTCCTTAACTAACCACCTGTTTCTGTTCTTTTCTTCATCATCATCAGGCTCATCAACTTCTTCTACTTTTGCTCTTGCATCAATAGAAGCCCCGATCTCTTTTGGGTGACGTTTAGCGAGATCAAAGATCCAATCTGTAGTAGGATTACCGGTGGATTCAACAATTGCATAGCTAGCGCCGTCCCGGGCATAAGCCTCTACAATAATAGCTGCAAATTCTTTTAAGTCTCTACTGGGCCTAGAAAAGAACATAGAGTCGTGATCCATATACATCTTACGACGACTCTGGTTATTAACAAGGTGGGCAACAGATTCAGCAACCTCTTTTGAATAGAAGTACCCATTTTTAGACCAGCCATGTTCGATAAGTTTAACTTCTAATCTTTTAACCCCTTTCTCATCATCTGCCTCTAAAACCTTAATAGACCCTGGCCCTTGAGACACCGAAAAATTTTCCATCTCTTTTAAGGTATCTTCGTTAGAGGGTTTGGGAGGATTTTCCTTCTCCCGGAAAGACTCAATGAGGTTTCTAAAACCTTCCAAGACTTCCTCCTCTTTTGTTTTTTGTTTTTTCGACATTTTTTACCTCTTCTTTGTGTTATTATGAAATTAATTAACAACTAAGTGTCTATCAAGGATTAAAACCCATAATCTTTAATGATCACTTAAAATTTTATTTAACATCCTCAAAGATCTCTCTCATCTTATAAGTTTTTTCTTTTTCCCTAGCATCGTTTACAGAGGTTCCGAGTACTTTAATCTCTATGGTTCCATAATACTTACCCTGATTGAAATTATTTAATACAAAGAGGATATTCATCCACATAGGACAACCTGAACCGAATTTATTAATCTCGAAAGACTCGTCTAGAGCTTTAATAACTTTTTCTCTGATTTCAGCCTTTTGCTTGTCAGTATATTCAAGAGAGTTATTATTCATAATTATTTTTTATTAGATTTCCTCCCCTTCTCTGGGTGAGCTTTGTTGTGTTGAGCAGGACTCATCTTCTGGAAATTACTTGGGCGATTATCACTTTTTTTACGATTCTTATGATGTACAACCTCTCCTTTCTTAGCATTAGTAGCCCTCCTACGAAAAGACTTTGAACGGCCTCCTTTCCAACGTCCATTACTTTTACCGGTACGTTGCTTAGATTTATCTAATTCTTCAATGTGACCATCATTAATTCCATCATCAGGATTTGAGAAGCTCATGATATATTATTTTGAGGTTCTTGATTAATAAGGTTTTCTATCCACTGTCTTAAATCTTCGTCCTTTACATTAATTGTTACGGGATTCTCCTCTCCCTCTAATTTTATCACTAGATAGAGGGCCTCTATTTGTTGTTCTTCAGACTCTTCAGAGTCTTCAATAATACCTTCAATTTCACCGAGTTTTCTTTCTTTATCTGACATATAGAGTCCTATTCGTTTTTATCGTTTTTAGAACCTTTATCTTCTCCACCGTCCTCGCCTTGACCGGGAGATTTATCATCCCCCTTATCTCCTTGTGATCCACTGGGTTCGCCATCATTTTTATCTCCCCCATTATCCTCTTCATCACCTTTCTTAGGATCTACTGGATCATTCTGTTTAAAGAAATCCTTTTCAACCATTTTGTTATGTAATTCCTCTTTCCAATTATAACCAGCCTTAGCTGCAAGAGTGGCTAAACTTGCAATACCTATATCCTTATGGATCTTGAGGACATCTGCCTGGGCTTTTAGGTCTTCCCTGAGGACTTCGGGGAATTCAATACCAAGTGGAACATCAACTGTTTTTATCTTTCTCTTCTTTGGTTTACTGTCTAATACTTTATCAACTTCTTCTTTAATAGTATCAATGTGTCTATTCTCTAAATACCCCTCATTAATAATATCAAAGGCTACTTTAAGATCTTCCTGAGAATAATCATATACGCTAATAGTCTTAGGTAATTTCCCAGCCTTAACTTTATTTTCAATAACCTCTCTATACATTCTTTCAAACTCTGGTTTAAAGAATTGTTGAGAACCTCGTATAAACTGACTGAATGGTGTATCAGACTTTCTTATACTAGCATAAGAGGTCATGTCTGCTCGTTGATTAAGAACATGTAATGGCATATTAGAACCAGCCCCAATAGTATGGAGGATAGCCATCCCATCTTCTTTTGCCTCGTTAGCATTTAGCTCGGGGGACTCAATCCTATAGGTTTCATTATCTGATTCAACTAACATGACTCCACCTTTCGGAGACTTACTAGCCCTAACACCTGAATTCTTACCCCACTCTCCTTGACCTCGGCCTTTAACTGATTTAATCCATACAACCTTTGATCTTTCATGATTAAGGATGATTCTATCAACTAACCAATCTTCATAATATTTCAAAAACCGTAATACCGGTTGTAAAGGAACCCGACCTCTTAATTCATTATCCAAACCCATTTTAATAAACTGAATCTCAGTATTACGTTTTAACCTGGGCTCATACTGGGAATTTTTTCTTTTTAAAACTCCTTTAGATTGAGACTCTTGTTTATAATTATCATACTCTATATCAGCCAATCTTAAATCAACTGAATATGATTGAGTTGTGCCGGGGCGAGAATCGGTATAATACCAATGATATGAGAATATAGTTTCTACATCTTCTGGGTGAGTTTCAATATCGGCTATCTCTTGTGGACGAATCCTCCTTATCTTTGTGTCTCCGTCTCGTGCTGAAACATAATAAACTAAGAAAACCTCCCCTTCAATAAAAGACATCTTAACAATATCTTTCTCCCTACTCTCCATACCATTATTTCGACGGAAATCATCAACAACTTTCTTAACTTTCTCATTATCAATATTAAACTGAATACCTCCGCCGATAGTATAGTTAAGCCAATTCTCAATGATAGATCTACAGTGTGGATCCGAGAAATATTTAGATAGGGTAACTTGTTGCATCCTATGGAGTTGCTCAACCGACTGATCATAGGCTGTATCAAATTGTGGGTGCCACCCGCCAGTAAAAGATTCTATAATACTAAAATCTTTACCCTCTTCATCTTTTCCTTTTTTCTTAGTTTCATAGCGACTCTCATAAAGGGAGAACCTATCATCGTGGGACTCAGCCACTGATTCTCTTCTATTAGAATAATCATATTCTTTATCAACGTTTTGTTTCCACATACGGTGTTCGTTGATAACTTTATCGACAGCAATATCTACTGTCTTCTCTAACTCTTTAGAGGAGAAATATCCCAGCCTTCTTCTTATATTTTTGAAAATTTTATTCATAATATCCTTATAGATTTATGTCAATATAAATATTCTCTGTCCTGCGGATCAAAATCATCCTCCCAATCCTCGTTAATTAAATCATTACCCGGTTTAGAAGGATTTAATTGATTATAGAAATTATCCCCCGTCTTTTGGGCATAAACTTGTACATCATGATAGGGACCCTCCTGTTCATTAACCACTGCATTAAAAGTAGACCCTGACACAGATTGAATAACATCAGAGGTTCCTTTGGGCCTATGATCAATTTTTTGTTTAACACGATCTTCTTGAAGACCCCTAGCTTCTTCAATAACCCACTCATAATAAGGCATCCCTATACGATCCTCATAAACCACTTCTTTTAATGATTGCCAAGCAGCAATGATATTACCATCAGTGGACTCTCTTCTTATTCCATAATTACTTTTACCTGTTTTATCTTCTTTCAATTTAACAGATAATACTTTTGTAGAGGTTCTATCTACAGATAACCTTGCAGCTCTATACCCTTGTGCTCTTAAAGTTTGAATTGATTCTACAGATTGAAATCCATCATAAGTAATTAAATCAATATAAAAACCCAAGTTCGTTAGCTCATAGATAACCTGTCTAACTTCGGATAATATAATCTCCTCTCCCTTATCTGCTTTTATACGCCCTATGAAATCAAAATTCACAAAAGGAACTCTATCGATATTCCTCTCCAACCCCTCGGGCCCAGTTATCCAATCTTCTCTATCCATGAAAAAGGGAATATGACACATACTGATACCAACAGCATCTTTATTTAAACCCAAGTCAATGTGCATATAACGAGTAAAATTATCTCTACAAACAAAATCTTCATCAAATACAAGGGAATCTTCATCAAAAGGGTTATATCGATCTTTGGATTTCTCTAATAACTCAGTTAATTTATCTTTTCTTCGGAAGAAAGGAGATATACTTTCCGTACTAATCGCGGCAATATCACGAATAAAATTCTCAGGATCAGATAAAAACCTGGCCTTTAGAGATAAAGGGATTTTTATAGTTTTACGTTCACTCATATCATAATCTATCTATAGCCTCAATAAACCTCCCCTTACTAACCCAAGAAATACCTTGTCTTTCATAATTCAAACCATATTTATCCCCTACGTCAGAATAATCCCCGTGAACAAAATTATTATCTGGATATAGTATTAAACGATCATATATCTCTAAATCTAGAAGCCTCTTGACCATTTTTTTAAACTGAGGAGAGGTTATATCTGAGGCCCCTAATCCTTTAAAACAATGCTCTGAATTACCTGACCTCCCCTTCTCTATCTCATGTTCAACGGGCCTAAAAGCTGACCTAAGGGATATAATTATGGGGCAATCAATATCCCACCTCAAAAAAGACAAAGGATATAAATGAAATTCTAAGATTTTATCTTGAACTTCAACAGGAACTGGTAAATCTGGCCTCCTTATGAATTCTGACATATTAAAAGGCAAACCTCTTTGTCTACTTAATTCAAACTCACTAGGGGTCTGTTTTTTATCTTCTGACTCCTTATCAATAGATATATAATTTTTAGAAAAGAGATAATTTATTAATGATGTGAATTTCATAACCCCACCTTTTTTATTAATTCAAATAAAGCATAACAATCATCAACACTAACAAAACCATTTTTCTTATAATCAATATTAAAAATTTTGGCTACCTCTTTAAGTTTATAACTACTTAAATTAGAATATCGATCTTTAAGTACCTTCAAATAATCTCTATAATGTAAGTTTTTAAATCTAGTATCGGCCAGGACTAAGAACCGGTGATCAAAAGGAGCATTATAAGCATAGACAATATCATTATTAATAAAGTTATATGCTTTGGAAGCTACCTTATCAATATTATAAGTATATTCAAAATCTACGGGTCCTTTACCAGAAGCTCTATAAAAATTTTGCTCTAAGCCAGCGGGGGGTCTAACTAAAGAATCAAAAACCTCAAATACTTCCATATCCGAAATCTTTAGTATAGATATAGACCAAATATGATCTCTTCGAGGTTTAAAATCAATTGTTTCAATATCTAATACACAAAAACTCTTTTTCTTCATATCTTATCCCCTCCTAATATTTTCTTTTATGATTTGTAATGATTCTAAGTCTACCTCAATATATTCATCTCTCTCATAAAAATCGGGGAAGAATCTGGCCCCCTTAGCCTCCCAAGTAGAGCGTGATCTATAAAAAGCCTTCATTACACCCTCCCCTTTTTCTTTTATTTGCTTAATTTTTCTTTCCATATAAGAATCGGGATATAGTGGGGAAGATATCATACAAAGTAATCCAGGAATTACTCCGTCCCTCATAAACCTTGAGGTCATCCTATTCATAATAGCGTTCTCCATCTCCTCTGCCGCATCATAAACTTCTCCAGAACCTTTCTTTTTAGAATCCTCTATAACTTCTAAAAAATTAGCTTCATCTACGACGCCCGAATTGTGAACAATAACCCCATTATTAAGCATAAAATTTTTAGTCTGGGAGTTAATAGCATCATAAACCTTCTGTTTTCCTAAACTTTTTTTCGATATTATCTTCATGATATATACTCCCTTATACAATCTAAGTTTTTCATTTGTTCTTTACTTACTAACATAACATCAGCTATAGTATTAGCAGTTTCAAATTTCTCCTTAGCCTTAGGAGTTCTAAAATAACCTTTAACTTCTAAAAATTTACCGATTCTCATTTTTATTAAAGGACTAACTAACTCTGCATCTGGAAATTTCTTTTTATATCCATCAAAGGTATAACCTATATTTTTTAAGTGTTTATAAGTAATTTGAGTTAATAAAGTCCCAGTTATTCTACATTTTATAAAATCCTTTTTAGTAACAATCTCGTCCTTCTCTGTTAAATCTTTTAATTTCTTATATTTAAATATATAACCCCCTTTAATCCCTCTACGTCTTTCTCTACTTCTAACTTTTTTATAAGTTAAAATAGGATGATCTTCAGTAGCTTTTATAATAGACCCATCTTCTAATTCTAACTTAAAGACTTCCTTCTCCCCACTACAAACAACCCCTTCAACTTGTGTACCTACAAATTGTTGAGATTTTAAATCAAAACCTTTTACATCTAATTTCCCACAACCTTCTAATTCTTGTAAACTAATATTACTTCCATCAGCTAATTGAATCTCAGTATCACCTGTTAAACAATAAACATTATATCCCAAAGCACTTAAAGCTGAACTTGTACCGGCATAAACACATACCCTATTTCTATCAATCCTGAGCTCTCTAGAGAATTTTGGATTAACGGGGAAGTAATCTTTATTAAATTGAGATTGAAACCTATCCCACATATAACTATAAATAACCCTCCTGGTTTGAGTCTCGGTTCTTGAAAGAAGCATTACCGCAATCACTGAATTATCAGCTAATCCAAAATGTTGTTGCGGGTTTTTATACATACATAACTCATATACTAAAAGCCAAGATATGATGCTAGCAGCCATGGACTTCCCCGCCCCTATTCCATGAAGAAATAAGGTTAAATTAACCTGTCTCTTACTTCTTTCCTCCCATAGTTCTAATATATCATCTAACACTCCCGGAAATACCATATCTTTAAGATTCAAAAAGTATGGATCCATTAATAGAGTCTCTACCGGAATATTGTTAAACTCCTCGATAGTTGAATCATTCCAATCATAAAGACTACCAGTGTCTTGGCTTTTATAATCTTCAATCCATTTCTCACCCAGTTCAGCAATTAGGTCTTCATGTGAATTGGGTTGATTAATAGCACCCCATTGATCTACAACATTTGAGTCTTTATCTCTTTTACGGGTTCTAGCCATTGTAATCCTCTTTTATATCCTCAAGATTTTCCCAAAAATCTGAGTCATCTTCTTTTTTTGACTTGACCCCTACCTCTTCTGCAATATTCTTAGTGGCATTAGTGAGATCAATTTGTCCCGCAATACGGCCGGAGTGCTTGAATGGCATAATCACATTATCAAGGATCTCCGTTAATATCCTGCGAGAATGTGCTTGATTTGTATTACCTACAATTATCTTGAAAACTTGATCTACAAATACTTTAACTGTTGAGGCATCTAATACAACCTCTTTCTTCAATTTAACCCTTTTCTCTTTAGCAGAAATAATAGAATTTATAATCTTTAGAGATAATTCGATATCATCATAACTCAACTCTTTCTCTTTCCCATCCTTATCTGGTTTTGACTTACTCTCTAAAAAATAGGATTGAAGAGCGTAAAGCATCCTTATGTCCTCATCAACCATAGCCAATTGAGTCTCCTCAATCTCTGTTGCGTTCTCCATAAACTCCATTAAAGTAGACGGTAAGTTCTGAGAACGATTCATCTTATGCCAGAGAGAGGTATTATTAGGGTTCATAAGCTGGCGGTCATGGGCTTTACAGGGACCGGTTCCGGGGTGGTTTGTACCGTGTCCAGCTGGTTTTAAACAAACATAACCCTCGGGAGCATTATTTCTTTGAACCCCACAAATCTGTTTAATTCTTTTCTTATCTCTATCTAATTGATAGACTTCATAATTAGATACTTTTTCTATATCTGGTTTGGGGCCATACTTAGGCATATAAACACCTTTTATTAGGTTATTTAAAGCTATCTCCAGAGTCCTGGAAAGAACCCTGATTAATCCTATTTATCTCTAGTTGATTTCTCTTACTTTCTTTACTTACATTATTAACTCTTTCATCCAATTCAGTAAACTTCCTAAAAACTAATTGATAATCCGGAAGTTGATTAGTTAAATGATCAATCTTCACAAAAAGTACATCAATATCGTTTTTACGTTCACTAACCTGTTTATTTGAATCCTCCAGTTTATCCATTATCTTATTTTGATTTTGAATAAGTCTAGTATTTAAATTAGATAACTCTTTAATTATCCAAGAAAATAAACCAACAACCATTACTAAAAATAATGAAACTATAATATATAAAGACAAGGAGTCTCCACTGGATAAACCAGACCCATTCTGTAAAAACACGATTAATCCTGAATAGAGCATAATAATCTTTATTTATCTTGTGGGTTTTCTTCGTTAAACTCTTTTATCTCTTTATAAAACTTAAAAAATCTTGTGTTATTAGGGAAGTCTTTATTTCTAGAAGCTAACTCACAAACATTTAAGATAGTACTAACTTCTTTTTTACTAAAAGTGAATTCTCTATCCTCATTTCCCTTACGATTCCAAGTGGTGGTTTTACCGTCATTTAAAACCTTAAGACCCAATTCTTTCTGTTCCTTCTCATCAATAGTGATTTTCTTCTTAATATCATCAAAAGTCAAATACTCTTCGATAGAACAACGTTCTGGAAAAATACTGGTTAACATTAATCTTGTATATACATCAAGGCCTATATTTAAAGCCGATTCTTCTTTTTGTTTATTCTGTTTTTTCTTTGCCATGATTTAACCTCTTATTTTTTTATTTGGTTATAAATATTTAAGATAAATTAGAAAAAAATCGATATCGTTGAAACATTCTACATTAATAAGTAAAAACCGTAAGCTGTTAAAATATGCCATAAGCCGTGGAGGACGTCTGTTACCCCCTTATTTAAGTTTAAATATAAGAAAGGGATATTACAAACCAGGGCTATAATAAAAACGATCAAGAAAAACCAGCTTACCCCCGAAGATAAAGCCAAAGCTGCAGTTATTAAAAACATATACGGGATAGTTACCTCGGTTGAAAAATCTGATTCACGAACCCAAGTTAAAATTACTGCTAAGCCTATCATTAGAGCTGCTTCCCAAGAGCCTATAAAATTCCACATATGAGCCCCGAACACTAAAAACATTGCCCTGACATCTAATTTTTGCCATAGACGATTTTTTGTCCAATGATATCCGCCTGAAGTAATACCTAATATAATATGGGCCGTAGTTAATACGGGATTCCACATAGCAACCCCAGCGACTATATATGCAAGGTTAGTATAAGTTGAGATAGGTTCTTTCATTTTATAAAGGATTTGAGTCTCCGCTAACATAAACTTGTTTATAAGGCTTACCTTTTAATCTAGCCCTCTTAAATCTGGCTTTGTATCTATAATCTACTTCAGAATCTAAACCTGTTGAAGCATCATCTTGAACATAATCGGATTCTATTTCAAAGATACTATTAAATGATTTCCTAAAATCGGGAGATCTAAATATCTCAACACTATAACCAGATTCATAATTTAACACCGTTATATCAACTGTGTTATCTGGATTCTTATTAACAGATAATTGAGGGGATATTTTAATACTTGAAAGCCCAAGGCCAATTAATTGAGTAATCAAGGATATATCACTAAAACCCTGAGCAATCATCAAACCAGTAGCCGAATAAGAATAATTAACGGATATTGAAGATTTCCCTGCCCTATAATCGGTACCATAACCAAAACCGAATATGGACCCCTGGGTATAAACTGTGTCCTGGTTTAAATGTTCAACTGATTGACCATTGTGGGTAATATTTAAAACTTCGTAAGGTTTTAATGCTAAACTAGCTGATCCCCAACCCTTACCCCTAGCTTTACCTAAACCTTGAAGGTTTACAGTAAGGGATATATTATCAGTAGACTGAAATAAAGCAACCCCCCAAGTATCGGGTCGATAGTGATAGACATTCTGTGAAGAATGTGATACCTGGGTTCCTTGGTGAGTGACAGAATAAGTAAAACCAGTTCGAGGTTTATTAGAAACCTCCCCAAACCCTATTAAGAAATCTCCCTCTAAACCTTGAAGGTTTGATTTAGTAGAAAGACCTCCTGTGCCTTTATAAAAAGCTTTACCTAAACCTTGAAGATTTGATTTAGTAGAAAGACCTCCTGTTCCTTGAAATAAAGCTTTACCTAAACCCTGAGTATTTATTGATGTTGAAACTTCTCCAAACCCTATTAAGAAATCTCCCTCTAAACCTTGAAGGTTTGATTTAGTAGAAAGACCTCCTGTTCCTTGAAGTA